GTTGCAGGCGGCGGTGGTGGCGGTGGACAGGTAATCGTTCGAAACGTATCTGTTGTTCCCGGCACAAACTATGCTATTAATATTGGTGCTGGTGGTCAAGGCGGTCAGGGATCAATCCTTTCAGCAACTGACGTAACCAACACTCTTCCAGGAGCTAATGGTGGATCTACAACATTTGGTACGCTAACTGTTGCTAACCTTCTTCCTAACTCCCTATTTGATTATGCCCCAGCACAATGGGACTCAAACCTACTTTTCCGCCAAATTATTGGTGTTAACGGTCAAACAACAGTATCTGTAACTCCAAATGCTACAGGAATTGTTCCAGGTATGTCACTCACCACTATTGCTGGCGCAGCGATTACTGGTTTGGCTGTAAGCCCAAACAACATCGTAGTATCTGTAGCCGGTAACATTGTTACTCTAGGCGGAGCAAATACTGCTGCGGTAAACGCCATTGCTGCTTTTGATTACAACGACTCAGTTGTACGCCCAAGCACAATTCTATACCAGAACATCTCTTCTGGCGGTGGAGCGCTAACTTCTAACCCTCAATTGGTTGGATCAGCAACATCACCACAAACTCTAAACCTATCTAATAACCTTTTGATGCCACAAGTTGCGCAATTAGAAGAGCCTGGCACAACAACAATCGCCGGAACTCTAGTTCGTTCATTTGGTACAAACGCAGCAACATTAGCTATAAACAGCTCTGGTCTTCCAACAAAGCTAGCTGAAATGTCAGCGCCTTACACACGCACTATCACCGCTGCTAGCGGAGCAACAGTAATTACCGTTAGCGACACAACTAACATCCTTCCAAACATGATCCTAGTAGCTACTAGCGTTCCTGTGGGAGCTGTGGTTCTTAGCGTAGATAGTTCTAGCCAGGTAACAATTAGCGCTGCAACTACTGCGCCAATTACTGGTGCAACAGCTACATTCTCATACACAGGCGGTACTGGAGCGTATGCGCTTTCAGCTACTACTGCAGGTGCCGTAACAGCTGTTAACCCAACATGGATCAGCTTCTCAAGCATTAACAACACTACTTCCGTATCTGATGCTTCTGGTCAGACCACAGCAGCGGGTACTCGCGGTGTTCCATACCTTCCTGGAGCAACATATACATTCTCTGTATACGTATCTACAAACGTGGATATCGCATCTGTTACACCAATTAAATTCCAACTTCGCTCTACAGGCGGATCTTTTGCAGCACAGAGCAACGTATCGTACGCTCTGGGAACCAACACTGGAACAACATCGTCTATCGATGCCGGAACAGCAAACGGATTCTTTGTTCGTGAAGTTACACCAACAGCTACAATGCCTGGTTATGGCGGAACTATTACTGCCACAACAACTGCTGAAGTAGCTAGCGGAGCAACTAACGTTACTCTAAATACCACTGGTACAGGCGTTCTTAGAGGAATGGCTATTACTGGAACAGGTATTCCAGCAAACACTACAATTACAGGTGTTACAACTGGAGCTACAACTACAATTACTCTTTCTGCGGCAACTAACGCAGTTATACCAGTTAGCTCTACATTAACCCTAAGTACTCCTTCGTCTTTGCAGGTTCTTAGTGCAAATACAACTACTGGTCAAAACGGATGGCGCCGAATTTCTGCGACATTTACAACACCTACAATTGGTACAGCTACAGCAAACAGCCAGTACGCTTTTGGAGCTACTCCTCAGTTCGTATACCCATCTATTGTTCTACACCAAGGTGGCGTAACATACTGGTTCGATAACGCACAGCTAGAAATTGGAAGCACTGCTACACAGTGGATGCCACCAATGATCGCTGAGTCATCTTCTGCAATTGTTCAGACAAACGCAGCAACTCTCGGTAACCTAGAGACTTCTCACCGATTTGTTCGGGCATCTGCAGGAACTCAATACTCTGCATCTGCTTTCGTAATTGCCGGTGGATCTGCCTCAACTTACCGACCATTCCTTGCTTATCTCGAGTTCTTTGATGCAGACTACAATTCACTGGCTCGTACAACAGGAACAAATACATTTGCCCCAATCTTTGGTGTAGCAACAGCTAACCAATTCGTAGTGGGTTCAAACTACGCAGCATCTCACCCAGTTCGTGTGGGCGTTACTGCAACCGCTCCGGTATCAACAGCATTTGTTAAGTTTGGTGTATTCCAGCTTAATGGTGCGCAGTCAGCCACACCAACAGTCTCTGAGTTCCACATCGTGGCTCCTCAGCTTGAAATTGGTGCTACTGCAACTACCGTTAAGGAGCCTAGCGCTACTCACGGTATCGTATGGGCTGGATCACCAGGAAACTCACCACTGATCTCACAGACAGGCGCCTTTGTAATTGCAGAAGGCGGCGGTGGTGGCGGTACTTATAACTCTAACAACCTTCACTGGCAGTACGGCCTACAATCCGGAAACAACGGAGGCCACGCAGCATTCAACTCTACTGCAACACTTCCTACCCTAGCAGGTGGCGGTGGTGGATCTAACGGTGCTGGTATGAACGCAGTTCAATACATGGCTGCTCCTTCTAACTCCACAACAATGGCTTACACAAGCGGTTGGAACACTTCTGGTGGATCATCTCTGATGACATTCCCACTACGCGGTAACCTAGGTGGTTACGCGGTTTGGAATACAACTTCTGCCGGCGGTATTGGATCTGCACCTGCATACGCAGGAGATGGTGGAGCTGGTGTATGGCCAACAGGTCTTAACGGCAACCCATCTGGTATGGCTCTTGGTGGCGGAGGTGGTGGTGCAGGATGGACCGCACACTCACAAAACCAGCTTGTACCAGGACGCGGAAACGGCGGCGGCGGTAAGGGTGGCGGTACCTATCTAGTTCAAGTAGGTGGCGGTACAGCTGACTACTACGCTCGTGGTATTGACGGTCAAGCTAACACTGGTGGCGGTGGTGGTGGAGGTTCTACAAACCTTGCAAACTCACCTACAGCTTCAGTAACTCACTTCCTAATGGGTCGTGCAGTTAACTACGAAAATGCTGGCGCTGATCTTACAAAGTGGTACTCAGTCTACAACGCAGCAATTCAACTCTCTGCACAGGCTGGTTTCTACGGATCAAACGTACTTCGTGCAACAATGCAAGATGTTGGAAACGCAAAGCTTTCAACAGCATGGCAGGGTTATGCAATCCTTCCACGTACACCACTCTTGTTCACAGGTGTTGCAGCACGTCTAACAACCGCAACTGTGGGTCTAACTAGCACCCAGTTCAACGTTACTAAGCGTGTACGCCCAACTGTTCGATGGAGACGAGCTGACGGAGGACTTATCCGTGAAGAACGTCCACCATTTGACATCGTATTCACTGCAACAAACACAATTACATACCTAGGACAGGCTACTGCGGCTACATCTGCTTGGCAGACACAGCCAGCACCAGCTAATGCTGCATACTTCGACGTTACATGGGAACTTCTCTACATGGACGGAACAGATGTTGTTGACCTAGATATCTCAGATATTCAGTACTTCCCTTACCTCTCAACAGGTGGTTTTGGTGCTGACGGTCTTGCCCTTATTCGTTGGTTTGATAAGACCACCGCATAGGATCTAGTAAATGGCAAAATTTGCACTTTTATCCGACACCTACGTTGTAAATGTAGTTGTATCTGATACTGAGGATCAGATTGGAGTATTCGCTTCAATATACGAAGTTGTAGATATTACTAATCTTGATCCTCAGCCAGGTACAGGTTGGACTCGTGAGAGTGGGGTTTGGTATCCGCCAAACCTCTCTCCCGAGGCAAAGCTTATTTGGACAAATCAAGGGTTTGTCGGAGAAGTTGAAGAAATTATTGAAGCAGAACTTATTGAAGAAGAATCTTCAGAAGCATCATCTAAGAAAGGTAAGTAATAATGGCCATTTCCTCACAGCCAGTCGTACTGTCGGAGTCTGTAGATGCCTACATTAATGCTGGCAATACTACTCGTTTGCAGACTATCACAGGCTCAACTGGAGCCATTAATATCTCCGTAACTAATGGTGCCGTTTCCCGCATGAGCTCATTAGCTGGAAACACAACCGTTACTTTTACAAACCTTCCTAGTGGATACGCTAATCAGTGGCTTGTTGAAGTAGCCAACCGTGGCGCTAACACTGTTACATTTTCTGGAGTTACATGGGATGGCGGCTCAGCCCCAACTATCGTAGCTTCTGGAAAGACTGTTCTAAAGTTCTACTCTACCGATGGTGGTACAACCATCTACGGTGCAGTAGAGTTCGCTAACATCGCTTAATTTTAAGATTAGCTCCCCATCGTCCCCCGGGACTGGTGGGGCTTTTCTTTTGCTACACTATTAGTATGAAAGTTGCTGTCTACGCCATAGCTCTAAATGAGGAGCAGTTTGTCAAACGATGGTATCACTCAGCAAAAGAAGCGGACCTGCTTCTAATAGCTGACACTGGATCTACTGACAAAACGGTAGAACTAGCAAAATCTTTTGGAATTGAAACACACGTTATCTCAGTAAAACCTTGGAGGTTTGACGATGCTCGTAATGCTAGCCTCGCTCTTATCCCTGGGGATATTGATTACTGTATTGCTTTGGATCTCGACGAAGTTTTAGTTCCTGGGTGGAGAAAACATTTAGAGGTGGCTTACGCCAATAAATGGACTAGACCACAATATATGTTCACCACTAGCTGGAATCCTGATGGATCTCCAGGAATGCAATTTAGTGGGATTAGAATCCACGCTCGCCAAGGATACCGGTGGCAGTATCCTATTCACGAAGTTCCCAGCCCATATCGAATTCCTGAAACTCGTGGGTGGATAGATCTGCAGATAGAGCACCACCCCGATGAAAACAAGTCTCGCGGAGATTATCTAGGATTACTTGAAGAAGCGGCTAAAGAGAATCCTTTAGACGATCGTTGCGCTTTTTACTACGGTAGAGAACTTTACTTTTGGCGTAAATATCAAGAAGCCGCGGTACAGTTTAAAAGGCATTTAAAGTTAGAGTCTGCAAAATGGATTCCTGAAAGGGCATCTTCATACAGATACTTAGCTGAGTGTGAGCCTAATAATGCAGAGTTCTGGCTTAAGAAAGCGTACCTTGAGGATCCCTCAAGAAGAGAGTCATCAGTAAAGCTGGCTCAGCACTACCACGATCAGGGTAAATGGAAAGAAACCTATGAGTGGGCTACTAAAGCTTTAAAAATTGAAACCAAACCACTTGATTACTTTTGCGAACCGTGGGCTTGGGGGCCACTTCCTCACGACTTACTAGCGTTAGCAAGTTATAACCTAAAAGAATACGAAACTGCAGCCCTACACGGGCAAATTGCTCTTAGTTTAGACCCCTCTAATGAGCGATATCAAGTTAATATGGGGTACTACCTTAGCCACATCTAATTACAGGGAGCACAATGCCTACAAATTATCTCATTCTTGGACAGGCTACACCATCCGGTTCAAACCTAGATCTATACTCTAGCCCTGCAGCTACCCAAACTATTGTCTCAACTATTGCGGTAGCCAATGTGACGCCAACCCTAGCAACTGCAACTATCTATGTTCGCAAGGCTACAGGTACAACCCCAGCTGTAGCTAGCACAGGAAATGCACTGGCTTTAACAGTACCTATTGCAGGCAACACAACACAAACATTTACTCTTGGAATAACTCTAGCTCCGTATGACACAATTACTGTGGCTACAGGAACATCTTCATCTATTACTTTTCACGCGTTTGGGAGTCAAATAACAGCATGACACGTAAAGAATTTCCTGAGAAACTTGAAACGATATCTTCTACAACTAACCTGGTTGTAGGTCCTGCCACAAGAGTAGTCTCACCAACAACAGTCACTACAGGGGCTCTTAGAAACGTTTTTGCATCTACTGCCGCACCCACAAGTACTGACGGTGCTGATGGGGACATCTGGTTTAAGTACGCGTAGACCATGGCCAAGTACGTAAAAGTAGCTGGTGCGTGGAAAACGGTATCTCCGGATACTGACTCCGTACAAACAGCCTACGTAAAAGTAAACGGAACCTGGTTAGGTGTGACTAACGCCTACGTAAAAGTTGCGGGTACTTGGCGATCAATCTTTACATATAGCGCTTTTGTTGTCCCAAATGTTGTGGGCCAAGTTTTGGCTACCGGTAGAACAAATATAACTAACTCCGGAAATACTCCTGGAACAAATACTATACTTAATAATGCTAATGGCGCTACTCCAGCAAACAACGGAAACATTGCTTCACAGAGCGTAACTCCAGGCGTATATCTATCAGCTCAAACAGTAAACCTTAGTTATTACGTATTTACATTTATTACCGTCCCAAATGTTGTGGGTCAAACCGAAGCAACTGCAAATGCTTTAATTACTAACGCAGGAAACACAGTAGGTTCAGTTCTAAGAAGCGCATCTGGGGCAACCGCTAACAACCACAATACAGTTGCAAGTCAAACTATTCCTGCAGGAAGTAGCTACACTACTGCTCAAACTGTTGGGTATACTCTTTATAATTATACAGTACCTACTCCAAGCCGACCTTCGGTTTCTCTTGTATCTAAAGGATCAAATACATTTACTTTTGCAACTTTTTTTGGTGCAAATACCACAAGCGCTTTAGCCTATTACGGGCCTGCTGGATCGGGTAACCAAGTTTTTTGGGGAACTATAAATTCTAATGGCGGTCAAGCAGTAGTTACTGGATTGACTCCTGGAGCATCGTACTCATTTATGTCTTACCCGGTAAACACGGAAAACGTAAATACCCTTGGAAGCGTACAACAAGGTGGGTTACCGTCCCTTACAGGATCGGGAGACCCAGTAACTCTTGATAACGTTCCAGCACCTACTTCCGGCAGCATAAGCCAAAACCCAGCTTCTGGCACAATTAATATAGGTACTACAATAACCGCTTCAACTTCTGGGTGGAACAACAACCCTACAAGTGTTGAAATTAAACTTGTTCGCGGTACTGCTGGAGTTGTTGAGGGCGAAGATGCCGGTAATAATCCACGAGCCACCGGTTCTGGATCTACTTCTGCATCACTAAGCTACCTCGTAACACAAGCGGACTACGACTCTGGAAAAAGATTCTTTAGGGCTTTTGCTCGCGCATCTAATGCTGGCGGTACTTCTGGTTGGATCCAAACCGGGGTGGATATTGGTTCTATAAACGCTCCGGGACCGTCGGCACCTAACCCACCAACAAATCCTAGTGGTGTAGACAATCTTAGCCCTACCGGAGGTACATTTAGTTGGGGCGCTGGATCGGGTGGCAGCGGTACTTTGTCTTACGTATGGGATATCTACACTAGTGGTGGGTCGTATGTAACTGGTGGCGGCGGCGCCGTATTGTCTGTTCAACTTAGACAAGCCGGAACATTCTACATACGAGTTCAAACTTTTGACGTTAATACTGGTCTTTCATCAGCATTTGTACAGTCTCCTAACGTTACCTTTACAACCGTGGCGGTGTCAAGTCCGCCAAATATTAGTGTTACGAACACTTACAATGGCGGAAGCCCTAATAGCTGGACATTAACGATTTCAAACAGTGGTGGCGCGGCTACGTCATACAGTTGGGGACTTCAATTCTCTAACTCAAATGGCGGTTCTGTTTTAGCGTCAACTACTGGTAGCGGCGGAACAATTGCTGCTGGGGGATCTGTTCAAGTAACAAGAAACAGCTCTACATATAGCTGGGCTAGATGGGTTAGCGTAACAGCGTCAAATGGAGACGGTTCATCCGGACCACTCTCTACAGGCTGGGCATAGGAGAAGACATGCGTGGAGAACAACGTCAAGGACGCTTTGATGTACCTAATGAACGTAAGTCTATAATTTCGGGCATTACCAAAGAGATAGTTCGTACTGTTGGTAGTGACATTGAGTGGTGGACCTATGATGAACCGAGCACTGTAGTAGACCCAATCTACGACGTAGGTAGCTCAAACCCAAGTACCGGAGGACGTCGTTGGCATGGCCCTCTTATAATTCCATGTATTAATGCCGTTATCTATCAGGGCGTAACTATGCAAAGCGACCGCGGTTTCTATAACGTTGACGTTTTAAGGGTTACCTTTAATATGGATATCGTCGAGCGAAGCACTGATCTTTACGGGTCAAGCAGCACCACTTCCGCCCACTTTAAAACCCTTGTTGATAACCCCGATGAATTTTTACGAGATCGCCTAGTATTTAGAAACGAAGTATTTACCCCTACAAAAATGTCTCCTAGGGGAATTATGAATAATAAGTACACCTTGTTTTCCTTAGACTGTAATCAAGTGAATCCTGAAGAACTGGTCAATGACCCACAGTTTTCTAAGTATGCCTCTTATGACCCATTTAATGAGGTACCACCAAATGCCTAGTAACGTAAACCCTAAAACACCTAAAGCTATAGGGCCGGCAAAGGCAACCTCAGCTAAAACGGTAAAAGCTGGGTTTAAGTCTGCCGAATCTTGGTCAAAAAAGTCCTCTGGAAAGTGGAAGGGCGGGCAAGCTAGAACCCTATCCCCGGGATCTACGGGGGCCATAACTAAGAGATTAAGTAGTAACAAATATAAGGCTTTGGGTAAGAAAGTAATACGCCCAAGAATACGTAAACAGTTTAGGCCTAAAGAAAAATAGTCTCACTTAGGGCTTCTTTTAAACGTCTTTGCCTTATCCTTAGAGCGACGCCCAGGCAACTGGGAACCCTGCTGATATACCTTGCACCTCATATGGAGGAATTATGATCTTTTTAGTCAATCGGCTAAACCGTGCTGAAACGGAAGCTGACAAAGAAGAGTTTGTTCGAGGAATCGTTGGCCTTAATACAGGCGGCGAACGTAAAGCTGCAGCGGGATTTATAGCTGGGTATTTACTCTCGAAAGCCCTTCGTAAAAATGGCTAGTATAACTAAACAATTAAAGATCAAACTTTACAAGGAATTATCAGCGTCTGCTGAAAAACACACCCTCACACTACAGTATGAGGCGCTTCTTGCTGGGTGGCCAGAAAACCTAGCTACAAAACTTGAGGTTCGCCCTAATCCTAACGGCAGCCTAAAAGTATCCTACCCTAAAGAGCTTGAGAATAAGATTCTAGCTTTTGAATATGGCGACGAAGATACCCCCCCATCTCCAGTAATGCGAAATTACTTTACTAAGATTGGGGTAAATTAATGCCATTTATTTTAAATGAGGAAAAAGCTCTTAAGAGCCTTTTGTCCGGCCTTACAGTTTCAGATGCGGGAAACCAAGCACGACCTGTAGGGGTCTTCTACGGCCAACCGGACAAAGAAATCCGTCAACAGGCGTATCCTTATATGACTATTGACCTAATTAACATTTCAGAAGCAACCGAACGAGTACAGTCTGGAATAGTGACCGTCCCCTACCAACCAGAAGGTTGGGACGGAAACTCTAGTCGAGACACGTTCTATCCAATGCCAATAAATCTTGATTATCAAATATCAACTTTTTCTAGGCAGCCTCGGCATGACCGACAAATTTTAGGCGGACTATTTTCTATAGGTCGCTTGCCAGTTAGATTTGGATCTATCTACGTACCAGAAGACAACACTTGGCGTCGACTGGACATGTTGGGTTTTTCCAAGAGAGACAGTACTGAGTCTGAAAAACGACTTTTTATGAATGTCTACTCAATTAGAATTAGTTCTGAACTATTTAGAACTGGTTTTGAAAGAACAGGCGTTCCGGTTACTACTAGAAATATTAGTATCCGTGGCACTGATCAATCAAATGTATCAATATATGAACTGTTACAACTACAACAAGCACAACCCGCATAATAATCGGACCCCCTATGAAAACAACTAACCTATTAAGGAGAAAACCGAATGTCTACATTTAATAGACCGGGCGTATTTATTCAAGAAGTGGAACTTCCACAAACCATAGAGCTTGCCGAAAGTGGCAACGCTATTGGAGTTTTTGTTGGTGCTCTTGCAAAAGGCCCAACAGCTGTTCCAGTCCTTCTTAGTTCTTGGACACAGTTTGTAAAAACTTTTGGTGCATTGGATGACGCCTACCCAACAACTTGGGCAGCCTATAACTTTTTTGCAAATGGCGGACGCCAGCTGTATATTAAGCGAGTTACTGGATCTGGCGCGGCAGCCGCATCAGTTACTCTTACTGACAAGTCTCAAGCACAGCTAAACACAATCTTAGTATCTGCAAATAACCCAGGAGTTTGGGGAAATAGCCTTGCAGTTCAGGTTCGAGCCGCAGGAACTTCAACTCGTTTTGGTCTTGCAGTGTATGGCCCACCTACAATCGCGGGCAACGCAACCTCTAACCTAATCGAACAATACACAGATCTAAGCATGAATAGTACAGATCCTCGTTACTTCGTTTCTGTTATTAACCCAAGCTCTTCAGTTATTTCAGTATCTGATCTTAACTCTGCATCTACAGCGCCAGATGATATGCCTACTATTGGAGCTACTCTATACGCGCTTGGATCAACAACTGCTGGAGCAGACGGATCTGCTCCAACACGTACTAATATCTCGACTGCACTAGCAACTTTGGATCCAATCCAAAACCCACTAGTAATTAACGTTCCAGCTATTGCGTACACATACACAACATCTCTTACATCTACAGAACGAACTCTTGCAATCAATATGTCAGCTGACTTAGTGTCTTATTGCGAAGGTCGTGGAGATTCATTTGCTGTTCTAGATACTCCAGCAGGACTTACAGTAGCTGAAGCTCAGACATTTGTTGATGATGTGTCTACTGCTTTTGCTGCAAGCTCAGCAGGTGGATGCGCAGCATTCTACTATCCTTGGGTTTTGATTCCAAATGCTTTGCGTTCTACACCTGGAGCTACACGTCTTCAGGCACCTGGCGCAGCAGTTGTAGGTCAATACCTAGCGACAGACGCTTCTCGCGGAGTGTTTAAGACACCTGCAGGACTAGGAAACCAAATTGCTCTAGCTGTTACTACAGAAAGACAATTTACAAACGCAGAACTTGATTCTATCAATACCTCTGCTAACCCAATTAACGCAATTCGAGCAGTACCTGGAGCTGGAATTGTAATTATGGGTGGTAGGACTCTAAATAATACCCCAGGAAATCGCTACATTAATATCCGCAGATCTTTAAGCTACCTTAAGAAAGAGCTTACAGACCTAACGTCATTTGCGATTTTTGAAAATAATGATGCTAGATTGTGGTTGCGACTAAATGTCACTATCTCAAACTTCCTAGGATCATACTGGCAACAAGGTGGTTTGCGTGGAGCAACTACTGCTGATGCCTTCTTTGTACGATGTGATGAGACTATCAATAGCGAAGCGGACATTATGAATGGCCGTGTAAATATTGAAGTTGGAGTCGCTTTAGAATACCCAGCTGAGTTTGTTGTTATCAAACTGGGTCAAATTACTAGCAACGCTACGGCCTAAGGAGATAAACAAACATGGCACTTTCAGTCGATAATATCAAGAGACAGTTAACTACTGATCCAGTACGTACGTTTAAGTTTTTAGTAACTTTTACGCCAAATACTGATGATTCAAAGTGGGACACGACTGCTTGGAATAAGATGGGTTTTGTATCTGTTTCCGGTCTTAGTGTTTCAACAGAACCTATTGCATACCGTGAAGGCGGCTACAACACAAACGTACACCAGATTCCTGGTCAGTCTTCTTTCACACCAATCACTCTGTCACACGGCGTGATGCTTGGACAGAATCAAAACCAGAAGTGGATGAAGCGTCTATTTGCAATGATGACTCCTCGCGCAACAGCGGGAGTTGGAGCAGATTTTCGTTGCACCCTTGATATCGCGGTACTAAGCCACCCAAACCCAGCAGGATTCGATGTTGCTGGTGGCGGAACTAGTGGAAAAGCTGCGCTAACCGATGGCGGACAGCACACCTCTATGCGTTTTAGAGTATATAACGCATGGATTGCAAACCTAGGTTACAGCAGCCTTGATGCAGGTCAAAGCACCCTAATGGTTGAAGAAATGACAATCGTTCACGAAGGCTTTGATGTTATACTTGCAGACAGCTTTGCCGCAACAGCCGGTCAATTTAGCGCATAATTAAAAAAGAAATAGGTGCACAACATGGCAAATGAAACAATCGTAGTTGCAACGGATAATCCGGCTGCAGCTAACAAACTCGTAGAAGATGCTCTTAACTCTGCTGAGGCAACGCAGCTGGAAAAACCTCCAGTTGTGTTGCCTCCAGACGGGGAAGTTACCCTACCTGGTGGTCTTTATGACCCATTTGAGGGGTCAATTTCAACCGCGGTTGTTCGAGAACTAACCGGGGCTGATGAGGAAGTAATTGCTAAGATTTTAGATCCTGGTAAATCACTCCTAACTATCCTTGAAAGAGCAGTAATTAAAATTGGTGACGAAGAAGCCACAAAAGAAACCCTAGATCAACTTCTAGCTGGAGACCGAGAAATGCTTCTTCTAGCCATCAGAAAAATTACTTTTGGTGAGGAAGTAACCGTTGGTCCAGGACTGTGCCCAACTTGTCAAGAAGAACAGACAGTTACAATTCATCTAACAGATGACGTTGAGATTAAGACTCTTGACGAAAAAGATCGAGTTTTTACTTTAAAGTGTAAAGTGGGAATTGTAGAGGCAACACTACCTAGTGGAGCTGTACAAAAGACACTTGTAAATGCCTCAAGTAAAAACTCTGCAGAACTAGACAGCCTTCTACTGCAGGGCTGTATAGTAAGTATTAATGGTTTGCCAATAACAAACCCGCAGATAGTTAAAGATTTAAGCATTAAAGATCGAAGAGACATACTCAAAGCAATAACAGACCGCAATCCTGGTCCACAACTCGGTGCAATTAAGAAAGCTTGTCAGTCTTGTGGTTCGGAGGTACCACTTCCGCTAACTTTAGCGGAACTATTTCAAGAGTGAGTTAAGCTACGAATTACTCATAGAATCCTATGACATTCTTAGCAAAAGCTACCCTGGATGGACCCTAGACGACATAAAGCACCTCTCATTTAGAGAGAGAACCATGTGGATACTACGAATTAGATAGGCGGTGATTAAAATTAACAGTCAGAACTTGTTTGCTACCGACGATGAGGTAGAAGGCATTGGAACTACGTTTGAAAAAGAGTTCGTAAAAGCCTATAAAGTACTCAAGCAGATGACTGCTGAGACCGCTAAAATGAAAGAAAATGGCGAAGCCTATGGCGACGCCGTATCCGGAGGATCTACCGGACGTAGTAAATTAGGTCTAGGAACCGTCCTGGGAAGCTTTACCCGTGGTGAAAAAATACTGGGTGGCGCAGCAATAGCTGGCGGAACTTTTATGAGCATGGCTCCAAATACCATGTCAGCTGTTGCGCAAAGAATGTATGCCGATTCTGTTGCCGGATTAAGCGGCATGAAGTCTCGAGAAGTAATTACCCAGTCTAACCGCCTAGTTAACGGGGCAACGAGTGCCGGCGGCCCCACTGCGGCTGCCGCAAACCTTTTCTATCAGGGCGGTTACTCTGCTAACTCCGTAAGCTCTAGAAATATAATGTCTCAACTTGGTGGATTAAGCGCCATTACTGGAGGCACTAACGAGCAAACAGCCTCAAGCGTAGCAGGCATAAACGGGGCTTTATTTTTAAGACTAGGCGTACGTATTCGTGATGATAAGGGTGCTTTGCTCCCTATGAATCAGATTATTAACTCCGTATACAACATGCTATATGGCGGAAGAACTATCACAGAAGAGCAAGCCGCACTATTGTTAAACCCAAATTCTAAGGGTTATTCAACTCTTATGTTAATTTGCGGTGGCGATGCAAACTTATTCTCGGCCATTGCTATGGGTGTTATAACTCGTGCTAGAAAAGGCAAGGGCCTTACAAAGAAAGATTTAGGAAGTGCGCAGTCTGCGCTAAGCGCTATGGGCGTGGAGTCTGGAAGCCCAACAAGAGCAAACTTTAGATTTCAAGAAGGTCAAAGTTCTGCTTTACAATCAACAGAGGGCGGACTTGTAGGCGGCTATAATGCGTCGCTAAACGTTGTCGCAAAACTTAATGAGGGATTTGCAGATCTTGCTTCTGCATTAGGACCAGTAACTGGCGGCCTTATGGGCCTTAAAGGAATACTACAAACTTTTCCTAACGCTGGAAATATGGGCGGTACTTTAGCTACTGCTGGAAGCGTTGGTATGGGCATAGCCAATACTGCGGTTAACGCAGCTATTATGGGGCGAATAATGGGTGTAGGAAGATTTGGTGCCGGAGCTGCTGCTGCAGGGGGCGGAAAACTACTTGCCGGTGGATTAATGAGTGCTGGCGGCTTAATGTCAGGCCTAAAGGGCGGCTTAGGATTTATGGGTAAAGGTGCGGGAAGATTAATACCTGGTCTTGGAGCTTTGTTAAGCGGAATGAGTGGCTATGGTGATCAAAAATCCAATAAAGGATTATTAAGTGGTTTACTAGCTGCATCGGGTACAGGAGCTTTAGCTGGTGGCGCTGCAGGTGCATTTGCGGGCGGAGTAGGTGCAATTCCAGGAGCAATACTGGGAGCACTTATAAGCGGTGGCGGATACCTAGGTGGGCGTGCAATTGGCGCTATAGGTGGGCCGGATGATGACCACGGTATTGGTGGCGACAACAATATGCCTGGCAAGGGATCGGTTGGAACATTCTCTTTACCGGTACCTGAAGGAACTAAGGTAACGTCTCATTTTGGGCGCCGTAAAGGTGGAAATGGTATCAGCTCTAACCACCGAGGTATGGACTTTGGCGTTAGTGAAAACACAAACGTTACATCTGCTGCTGACGGTATTGTTACTGAGGTTGGTAGTGGCGGAGGCTATGGAAACTACGTAATTATAAAGCACGGAACTAAATCTACTCTGTACGCACACTTAAATCGTGCTTTGGTTAGAGTTGGACAAGTAGTTAAAAACGGGCAAGTAATTGCTAAATCAGGTGGTCGTAAAGGAGCTCCCGGAGCTGGAGCATCTACTGGGCCACACTTGCACTTTGAAGTTAGAGATAATGGTGGGCGTGGTGCGCAGGGCCGTGTTGACCCTAGAGGATTCTTTGGAAAAGCCGCTAACTTTGTAACCAGAGCTTTTAAAGCAGGATTAAATATGGCTAAAAACATATTCTCTAGAGTAAGCGGCGGATTATTTGGTAAGCAAGATGCTTTTTCTAATTCTCAGGGCGCTGAGATTGGGAAAGGATTATCCGATTTAAACAGCCGAGGCTTATCAGATTTAAATAGCGCATCTTTATCGTCTCTATTGTCTGGCTCTATAGCTGCGGGTAGAGAAATCGGGTCCGAAGATCTTGATAGATTTACCTCTGGGTACTCACGAAGAAGCGTTTCAATTTCAGACGGAATTACTGGAACTTTAAATAGCGCCGATGATGCCGTTTCTTCTCAAATACCTGGTGGAAGCAGAGCTGCTTATATTCGCATGCTTCGCCGTGCTGGGTTTTCTGGCAAGTCTTTAGAAACAGCTTTTGCAGTATCTCTTGCCGAGTCCCGAGGTAATCCACGAGCATTTAATAATAAACGACGAGACCTTTCTTACGGCTTATTCCAAATTAACATGAAGGATGACGACCCTTCAAGCCCAAATATGGGGCGTAATCGTCGCAAACAATTTGGCATTAAAAACAATGAGGCTCTATTTAACACCGACACAAACATACGGGCAGCATATGAGGTTTCTAATAAGGGTGGCTGGTGGAAACAGTGGTCTACTTATAATGACGGTACATTCCTTAGGTATATGGATGATGCTAAGCGTGCAAAAGAGGCTGCAGGCATAGGCGGTGGTCAAGAGTCATACTCTTCTGGTGGGATGATGTCCTCTGGATCCTCTACAAGAGAATCCTCTCATAGGGGAGAAATAACCGTAAACATGAACGTAAGTATTGCTAGCGCTAGCTCAGCAGACGCAGAAAGACTATTTAAAGAATTTAGTAGAAAACTTAAAAGGTCTATTGAAGAGAATGAGATTAGGACATACTAATGGCCGTAACTTACTACTATAACGTTTACCTACAACAGCACCTAAATGGCGTGTGGGTAAATATAGAGACTCAAGTTGCTAAAATTAACTTTATAGACTTTAAAGATAGCGGCAATGTTCAAGTATCTCCAACAGATCAAGCTGGAAATCAACTCGGTAGCCAAAGTCAATTGCAGTGGGTAATAAAGGCCTATAAAAAAGATGGCTCTACCGTTACTCAGCTAAATGACGATCAAGTTAGGGTAGTAAAAGCGACCGTTCCAGCAAACCCAGTAAATGACATTCTTAATGGAATTGAAACTTGGAATAACTTATACTTTACTGCTCAAATTAATAAACTAATATTAAATTTACGGGCTAATAAATTTCCTTATCTGATTACCCCCTCATTTACTGTAACGCACAAAGGTGCTGCCGGTTTTCCTGCAAATGGTGTGTCAATACCTAGGGCAGACATTGTTGGTAAAGACTTCAAGGGAGTTCAGACAGTTCATTTTACTAAATCTGAGGCTTTTCCTGCAATTCCAAAGGGACTTATTGCAGAACTAGATCTTGAATATGCTGGAGCAGCCCCTATACGACAAACTCAAAATATTCACTATGATGTAGATTTAAAACAATATGTTGGAATAAAACGAGTTGTAAATACTACCACACAAGAAACTACATACTTTGCTTTGTACTACAATCCTGGTGCAAATGGGACTAAAGTTAAAGAAGTTGAAGTTGGAAAAGACCCTAAAAAGTTTTTAAATGGAAGCAAGGGCCCCGCATACAAAGCCGCTATGGCAATACTTATTGACGCAATTGTAAGTGGAAAAGTTACAAACGTAAAAGTTCCAAAAGAAGACAAAAGTGGTGGTGGTGGAAGCGGAGGAAACGTATCTCCAAAAGAACCTACAAACCCTGAACGATGGAATCCGCCCTTTCATAAATCTACAAAGGGTAATCCAAGAAGTTTTGAGTGGACAGACAAAAAAGGTGTAGTTAACCGGCTCAGTACTGCCCCAGAATTGGGAAGAATTTACCAAGATAAAAATAGCGCACTAGCTGTAAATACAAACCCAGAAATATCTAAAAAGGGTCAGCTTTGGGGATTTAGATTTATGTATAACCCGGAAACAATTAGTTACGGCGTTAGTGGATCACCATTTGATTATACAAATATTCAAGATGCCGCAATTCTCATAACTGGAAATATGTCGGTTAAGTTAACTTTACTATTAAATCGTTTAGCAGATATGACCGAGCTTCAAAGTACAAATAGCCCAACTAAATCTCCGTATACTCCGGCACTAAGTGAAGTAGCTAAACAGGGGATATTAAACCGCGGAACTGAATACGATATCGAGTTTTTGTATAGAGTATGTAACGGAGACCCAAGCACAACTACGGGGCAAGATCCTTTGCTTGGTTATCCTGGATTAACCTCTGATAGCGGACTCTTAAAACAGACCCCAGTATGGCTACATCTTCATAATAGTTATAAGATTTTTGGAGCGGTATCAAATTTAGAGGTAGAACATCGCCAGTTTGATAGAAGAATGGTGCCTGTTCTTAGCACAGTAACCTTAACTATAAACAGATACCCAGCTATAGTTCAAAACGTAGACGACCTAAATGGTGACGTTCTAGAGACATTTAAAAAACGCTACGGCGGTGCTGGGGCTGTAGAGGAGGGGGATGAGTAATGCCTATTGAAAGAGTGTCTAGATACTACGACGGTACTTTAGCGCAAGTTACCTCTGGGTCTGAATCTAAATTTCAAATTGCTGTATTTAGGTTATGGCCAGACAACCAAGAAGTGACTTACTTTAACCATACCTGGGTTACTACTGATTCTTTAGCTGCTTTAGCTGCAACATATTGTGGCGGCGCTAAATACTGGTGGGAAATTATGGATATAAACCCTGAAATTTTAGACCCATTTAACATAGCCCCAGGAACAGTAATTAGGGTGCCAAATGAATAACCTCGTACTTCCTGCCTATATTTGGAGACCAGATGTTTATAGCGCATCATATAAGGTTGAGTTTCCTAACTTAAAATCACTTGATTTTTTAATTATGAGTGCAGAACTAAAGCAATCAATAGAAGAGCATGATTTGCTTATACTTAGAATTAAAGGAAAACCAAATAGAAAAGAAACACAGATTGCATATGGAGACCCGGTAAAGTTTACCTATCGATCTGGAAAGATTAAATCAGTATTTGTAGGAAAAGTTGATAGAATCTATCAAACGGGTGGTATTGATGGTGTAAATCAAACTATAATTAAGTGTATTTCTGCTTCAGCATGCTTAAAAGACAGCACTCAAGAAATCCACACTAATGTTACTGCAGATCAAGTGGTTTCAAAAATATGCCAAAGATTTGGCCTATCCTCTACAGTTCAGAGAGACCCTAGAGTAAGAAAAGCTATAGTTCAATCTGGGCAAACATACTGGCAATTATTTAGAAGTTTAGCTAAACAAACCGGATTTGCTTTACGTGCAGAGAATACTACGGTTACGTTTTGCTCTAAGGATAAGATAACTGCAAGTAAAAAAAGCCAAGCCCCATATTTTTACTATGTAGATAGTCCAGTAAATGGGGCTATAAATGCTCTAGAAAGGGCATTAGGCTCAATACTTTACTTTAAGCCTGTAATTAGTGACGCCTCTCCTGAAGCGGGAGTTAAGGTTGACAGGGTAATAAGTGGAAAAAGTCAAAATGGTAGACAAACTATTAAGACTGTACATCCCCACGTAAATAAAAAAACACCTCAAAAAGGTGCGGTAAAACCAAGTGAGGACTACTTCCTATGACAGCGAGTTTTTCTAAAAAAAATACTAAAGCAGCATTTAAAAAACACTATCCCTATGAAGTGGTTTCTAATGTAAATGACTCAAAACTTTTAGCAAATGCTTTAAGTAACACCAGCAGGTACCAATATACTATGGAAGTCACTGTTGTAGGCAACTCAGATATTAGGCCATATGACCCAATCTACTTAGATAACCTTCCTAATGATCTTTCTGGGTACTGGACCGTATTGTCTGTTTCCCATAATTTTAATGATCGTCGAGCCTATTATGTACTTGATTTGGTTGTTGGCGCTGAAACTCTTGGGGATGTAAACCCTAACGCTAGAAAAGCTGTTCAATATAGGGATGTGGAAAGCGAGCTTTCTGGACAATCATTGACCATAGCTGAGTCCCAATTAACTGAAATATCTCTTTCTCCAAATAGCTCTGAACTTCAAGAAATTGATTATGATGGGGTGGGACCAAATGTAACCCAGCCATCAAATTCATTTTCTAATCTAGTTACTAACCCTTATCTAATAAAACCACCCTCACTTAAAGGCGTAAAAAATACAGTGTCATGGTCTGCAAAGAGGGGTAATAAAATAGTATAATGAATGACTATAGCAATAACACGTATGGAGTAGATCCCCTTGGGCGTCCAAGATTTTATGGGATTTACGTGGGTAAAGTTTTAGATATTGACGACCCCTTAAAAAAGAGTCGTATAAAGATTTCTGTAAATCAACCTACGGGTGGGTCTAAAACAGGTTGGGCTGAGGCTTGCCTACCTGTAACAAGTAATGCCAATCATCCGGATCATAAAGAGCATACGGCGGAAGCAATTGCCGCCCTATTAACCACGCAATCAAGTAGTACTGGAAGCGGCGGGGGATTAGACTCCCATAGCCATTCAATACCTGCATTGACTATTGTAGCTAAGGCTGGGGCGGGTTCTTTGGATCACGAGCGAAAAGCAACGTCAGATCCACAAGAGACTAACGTTACAGATGAACATACACCGCATAGAATTGTTCCTAGAAAATATCAAGAAGTTTGGGTCATGTATATTGCTGGGGACCCTGAATTCCCTATATGGATTGGAGTTAGGGCTTAATGAGAGCTATTGCCTACCCATATACTGTAGATATTTCGGGAGAAATTTTAGCCGCAACATCTAGCGGCAAGATCTATTTAGACCGCCTAGCGACTCTAATGAGCACAACAATAGGTCAGCGCCCTATGCAACAAAGTTATGGGGTCGATTTAAAACGAGCTTTATTTGAGAATGAGTATATACATGATGGCGGAGAAGTGATGTCCTTTAGGAAATCAGTTGAGGACGCCGTAAGAGAAGCAATTAATACCTGGTTAAAGGGTGTTAAAATTCAACAAATAGAGGTTAGCCCTCCTGGGGAAAACGGAACTAGCGAAATTAAAGTAGTTATTTTAGTTCCTGGGGATGAACAGGTCAGCTTAACTACATCAACGGCAATTTTTGGAAACGACGGGACGGTTGGTATCATACAATGAGTGAAATTCAAATTGACTACACTTCTAGGGATTACTCGGCCTTAAAAAATGAATTAATAAGCCTAGTAAACCTAAAAACAGGCGGAGCTTGGAACCCTACCGATCCGTCAGACCTTGGTAATGCTTTGCTCGAAGCTTTTGCTTATATGGGCGACATTATGTCCTACTACATCGACAGAGTTGCTAATGAAACCCAGGTAGAAACTGCCGTAAAAACAGAGACCCTTTTAAATTTTGCATCTCTATACGGGTACCGCCCCTCAGGTCCGACCCCAGCTACCGTAACCGTGTCCTTTACAAATGATAGCGATGCTCCGGTAAGTTTGCCCGTTGGAACTCAGGTAATGGCCCCGTTAAATTACGGCCCTTTTTCTCAAGCATACTTTGAAACTACCCAACCCTTTACAGCAATTGCGCCAAATGCAACAGTAAACGTTGTTTGTGTTGAGGGAAAAACAGTAAACACTGATAAAGAAGATTACATTGACCCAGTATTTCATAAACCACTTCCATCTAGTATTGGTACGTCAACTGGAAGCGCTAACCAGTCTTTTCAAATTCTTGAAAGTGGCATTATTGACGCATCTCTTGTTGTCTACGTAGGGCAGGGAGTAGCATTTGCACCTTGGCAGTATGTGGATAACCTTGTAGAGTACGGCCCAAATGACTTAGTATTTACAGCAAACCAAAATACGGACGGAACTCTAAACGTACTTTTTGGTGACGGAATTAACGGCGCTATTCCTCCTGCCTCACAAGCAATTAGTGCAACCTATAAGATTAGCGTTGGCCGTTATGGAAACGTAATTTCAGGTGCGGTAAGTGAAGTCTCATTTATTCCTGGAAATATAGACCCAGAAGCAGTTTCATTCTTTACTGTAAACAATACCACGGCCGCAACCGGGGGTGCGGATGCTGATAGCCAAACACAAATTAGATCTAAAATTAAAAATGCCATCATTTCACGAAATCGTGCGGTAACTTTAAATGATTATAAGTATCTTTCATCACTAGTTCCGTTAGTGGGAAAGACAAATGCCGCATCTTCAGTGTACTCTTTAGTTAACGTATACCTTCAAGTACAGAATGATGGTAGCGCTACCCCGGGCATAATTTCAGGATCCGTAACTCCTTCCTGGACTAGCCTTAAAAGAGACGTAGAGCTCTATATGGATGACAAGATTCCTGTAGGCGTAACCTTAAACGTCTTGCCTCCACAATACATGCCGTTGCGGTTAGAAGTTACTGTTTTAATAAAAGACACTTATAAAAAAAGCACTGCGCGTCTTGATGTGTATAAAGCACTTCTTTCTGGTGATACTGGGCTCTTCTCTTATGAAAAGAATACGTTTGCTAGAAATATATCCCTTTCTTCAATTATCTCAGCATTGTCCCCGTTAACTGGTGTAACTTCAGTATCGGTAACAAAGCTAAACGTTGACGGCGGATCCTCTGCCCAAGACATAATCCTAGAACCAAACCAAATTCCGTACCTGATTCCAGCTAACCTGCTAATCGAGGTATCCGGCGGAATTAACATCTAAAGAGATAGGTAAAAAATGACCGCTTCCTTCCCGTCCTCAGTACGTCAATTACAGAATAAAATTGATATCCAAGATACAGTTTTAGCTGACCACGTAAACGTCATTCAAGATGAAGTTCGCGCTATAGAAACGTCTCTTGGTGCTGCCGTAAATGATACAAGCATCTTAGTTTCTAACTATTCTGGAACGTTTGTTCAAGATATTAACTGGAACTCCTTAGGAGCTAGACTAAAAAATATTGAAGCTGGGCTAGTAAACGGAACAGGAAGCTCTGCAAACTACGTAGCCAAAACAGGAGATAATATCTCCCCTATTGCTGGGCGAACCGGATTAACTATAACCGCCCGTACTGGAAACTTATTTAACCTATTTGAAACTCGAGACTCATCAACTGCTTTAGGATTTAACGTAGATAACACCGGCAGGCCTAGAGTAGGAACCTTTAACGTCCTGTATAATACAAGTACAGACTATGTTGCCTTAACTAATGCTATTTCTGCAGCTGCTACTCAAGCCGCTACTGCAACAGCTATAGCTAATGCGGCGTCTATTAGCCCATTCTTATTTGCGGGGATGTAAACTTAAAACATGGCAAAATATAGTATTGCGACGTATGGTATATCCAAGTACGGCGAGCGTGAAGTAAGTAGGACTTACTATGCCTCAGGGATCAGATCATGGTCGTATAACTTTAACTCTATATCCTTGGCTTGGGGATCAATTACTCCTGCGCCCGAGGATGAAGAGCCTACCCATTGGAGAGTTGTTCGCGGATTCTCCGGGGTTCCTGACACGCCATTTGAGGGAATCTATTTAGATGGAGATGTAATTTCTGCGTTTAGAACTACCTATATTGACAATGACGTATCAACTGATAACCGTGAGGTTAACTATTCAATTTGGGTTTTTGGCGGTACTCAAGGCGTAAAACGTTGGATTTTTTGCGGAGACACTAACATAATTGTAACTCAAGAAACAGACACACTATCCAAATTAATTAACTGGTTGCCGCGTATCTGGTTTAACACGGATAACGGTATTGGAGATGCTGTTGGTGAAGCTGAAACTAATGCTTTTTCTAGAACACTCTCAGCCTACACGTTTATGTACGATAAACTCAATGCTGAAGCTGAGCTAATATCCAAATCGTCATCAAACGCAATTCCTAGCGCTCTTTTAGAATCACAAATTTTAGATCTAGGTTTTAATTATGAACCTGCTTTGGGCGACAGCTATCATCGATCCCTGTATAGAGCGGGAAACGTAATTAACTCTGTTAAGGGGACAAAAGGAGCAGTATCTGGTTATGTTACCGGACTTACACACTTAAGCTCTGAAATTAAACTAGGACACAATCTTATGCTGGACTACAATGACTCTTCTTTTGAAGAATCTACTGGTCGCTGGCACATTACCCGTGGAACTAAAACTTCGGTAAAATTTGAAAACTCAGCAGCAGTTTTAGGTACGGCTATTACCCCACCCAAAGCTTGGGTAAATGACTCTTTGTATCCACCAAAAGAAGTTGGCTTCGGAGTATTTACTGTATCAGAAAGTACATCTACAGTATCCCCAGCAACTTTGCAGTTACCTATAGCTAACGCTAAAATGCCTCTTTTAGGTATCCCAGTTGACGGAAATAAAGAATACTTATTTACTGGTTGGTTTAGAGAAGTTGACGGAAACTCTTTTACTCTTTCAGTAAAGATTAACTGGTGGAATTACCTTGGAGAGACCCTTAGCTCTACCGCGTTAACCGCACCCATTACCTCTTCAAGCTCTTGGAAAGAGTTTACCTCCGGATCTTCTGCAGGAAGATTAGGTCGGGTATCCCCACTAGACGCAGCTTACGCATCAATTGAACTATTAATAACACCTAGCACTCTTTCTGAAACAAAGGTTCTGTTAGATAAAACTCAATTTTCAGAGTCTAAATATAGCCTTGCTTTTGAGGACGCAAAGCAAGTAAATGTGTACCTTCAAGGATCTAAAGAAAACCTAGTTCCAAACCCCTCTTTTGAAGACGGTACGGGTGGCTGGTTGTCCTCTAGTAACTCAAACTTTGTATCTAAATCTTTTGTGTCTTCAAACTCGATATTTTTTGGTTCTTCTGTTGGAGCATTGACTGCGTCAAATTCAAGTCAAATGTATGTAGCTAGCGACTGGATATCTATAGATCCAGGCCAAAACTATACCTTTAGTGCTTACGTAAGTACCGACTCAACAATTATAAATAAAGCCGTAATTAAAATGGAGTTTTCGAACAGAGAGTCTATTGAACAACAGACTTTAATTTTAAATGATGTTGATGGGGAATACTACGACTCAGCTATATACTCCGTGCAGTCTAACGAAGTTACCTTAACTAATACCGTAGTAAGTTCACAAAGAGTGCCGGTTAGAACACGAATTTCTATATCTGCAATTGCTCCAGCATACACTCGAGATTCCGGAAACCCTGTAGTAAAGGTTTTCATTATATTTCCAAACTGCGCCGTGGGTGAGTCTGCTTACATTGACTCTTGTTTATTACAACCTACCGCTCTTTCTCTACCATTTTTTGACGGGTCTAGTGCTCCGGTGTCTAGCACTCCAGTTACTGAGCCGTATTTTTTCCCTGGGGACTGCCTGTGGGAGTATAAAAATGTATATAACTTTATTCAAGAACCTTCTTTTGAAACAATCTCAACTTGGACTGCCAATGTAGGAACTTTAACTATGGATACTGCTCCAGGGTCTACCCTAGTGCCAGTAAAAAATTCTAATGGAACTTTAGGAACTCCTACAAGCGGAACATACACTGCAAAGTATGGGTCTAAGATGGGCAAGCTAACATATGTTGCAACAACTGGCGGAAATATATCTACAACAGTTGTTCTTCCATCTCCAGCAAAGGGCGGCGAGGACTTTGTAGTATCTGCTTATGTTCGTGCGGCTGAGGGAAGCTATACAGTTAATTTAGGGAGTACCGCTTTTCAATCAACAACCTTTGTATCTGAAAAAGATAAATATCAATGGACAAGAATATATGCAGTAAAGCAGCTAGCCGTTGGAGAAACAAGTTTTGTTTTAAATATTAAAATTGATCCTCCCGCCACCTATGTGGGAACTCCAACAACGTTCTTCCATATTGACGGTGTTCAGGCAGAGTACGGAAAAATTCCTAGCGTATTCCTTAACCCAGCTTCCGTTACCAGCTCAATAGTTCCTATCTCAGGAAGTTCTAATACCTACCTGGTAGATAGAGTTTTAAACACTAACGCTAGCCGTAGTTCATACTTTCCCAACTATGCGGTTAAGTTTTCTAGATTACGCAACTCACTTGCTTTAGTAATGCCTCACGGCAGTAGTTGGGCTGTAAAGCCGGGCTTAGAGTCTGAGGGATACCCAGAGCTAATAGAGTCTTTAATACCTTCTGCTTCTTTTGAAAATGACTTGGATAAGTGGGTACCAGAAAACTCAACGCTAGTTAGAAAAACTTCTAGGGGATCTTTGTTTGGCGATCAAATTACTCACGGAACTTCTTGGTGTAGAGTAACGACCTCTGGCACATCTAACGCTACTAAGGTATTTGGAATAACCTCAGGAACTGTGCCTGTTGTTTCAGGTCAAGGTTATTATGCCTCTATTGCTATTAAGCCAGAAAATGCCCTGTCTGCAGGTACGTATAAGCTTAAGGTAACGTTCTATACACCTACAGGATCTGTACTGCCGGTACTAATTCAAGATCCGGCGTTTCCAAATGACCCAACAAAGGTACTTGATGTTACAGCTCAATACACAGAGAAGTCAGTTACAGTAACCCGAACTGATCGTTGGGCATACATCTCAAACACATTCCCTGCTTTAGCTACCCTAAACGCTGCTTCCGCAAAATTGACAATTACATTTATACCGAGTACCTTTGATGCAACCCAATCTTTCAACATCGACAGGGTTGTATTTAGAGAGTAGGATCATTAAATGACAACAGTTTTTATTGTTTCGCTTGCTGTTGCGTGTGTTCTGTCTGCCGTAGAAAGTTTAATATTTTCTATAGGTAAATGGCGGGGTTTATTAGCTTTAGCCCTTTCTGTCCCTTTTTGTATGCTTTTAGGTTGTAGCCTGCAGTTTTTACTTGTCTACTCCTTAGCGGCTACTTTTTTGGGTTTGACAATGTCCATAGTCGTAGAGCAAACTTTCACCGGAATATCGCTTCGAGAATTTAGGGGACTACCCCAAAAGGTTGAAAAGATATAAAATTAAAAGAGGAGGGCAGATGCACGCACCAAATACAAATCCACACCTGTCAGGATTAGCCAGGGCTACGTGGATGTTATTTGCTACTGTAGGAAGAGTTATGTCTTCTAGTGAAATTCAAGAAGGCAACTATATGAATGAAGGCCGAGACGCAATTAGATCGGCTATGACTGAGCTAAAACGCTCAGGGTATATAAAAGCCGTAAAAGAACAAACGTCTAATGGACGATGGGTTACTTCACTTAAGTTTACTGAACTAGGAAAGAAGTACGTAGACCTATTTAACTGGAATTATCAACCAGTACCGACGCCTGATTTACCGACGCCTGGAATTCCGTACGTCGGTGAACCAGTCACTACTAGTAGTAAGTCATTAGAGAGCTATAAAGAATTAGAATTACTACGTAATTCTAATCAATCGGGTGCCCCGATAACCAAGGAGGTTGAAATGGGTTGGCCAATTCTGGAAGAAGGCGAAGAGCCTAAGAAAAAAACTCGCGGCTTTGTTGAAGACTCAGATTCTGGGGCTATCGGAAAGATCCAGGATAAGCAGGCGAAGATTAACTTGAAGTACAAAGCAACAACCTTTGAAGCCGTCCCGGCATCTATGCGCAGATACGAGCGTCTAGAAGACAACTGGACTACGGATGATTTGATTGCTGAGTTCTATGACAAGATCCGAGAACACTGTCCCGGCATTCCAGGACAAGTCAACGGCAAGTCCTTAATCAGTTGGATGAATAAGCTTGTTGGCCAAGGCGTACACAGATCTTCAATCTTAAAAGGGATCAGAATGTTTTTTGCTGACCCTAGAAACTTACACAACTCCGGAGTAGGTACTCCAATGTGGCGTCGCTTTATTGCTTACTACCCAACAATTCACGGGTTGACAACAAAGTCTGAGGTCGAGTATGTTGACGACAACTTCTTGGCGCACCAAGAAAAAATGTTAAAACTACTTGGAGGTAACTAATGTACGACATTAACCAAGAACGCCCTAGCACTAGAAGTCGACTTAGCCGTTCAGGAGTTCCCGTAAAAACTCTGGGTATGGAGTTCTCAGACTTAGATGATTCTGACACCAAAACTCAGGTCATGGCTTGGACGGAGTCAGTTCTATCTGGAAAGGTCATTAGAACCCCTGGATCCCCTATCTGCGGCCTTGGCATCCTTTTGGTAGGTAAACCGGGTCACGGAAAGACCACGATAGCTTCTGTGGCCCTTCAAAGCCTTATTAGGGCCATTCCCGATCGTTTATACGGCCCAACGGAAGCCCTACCTCCTCGCCTAGGGGCTTTTATGGACTATCCAAAGCTTTTGCGTACTCAGAAGGCTCAGTGGGACGAAGAGAACGAATCAGACCAAAGAGAGATAGATGCAATCTTTGGGGATCTAAGCCCTGTAGAGAACTTACAGCTGTTTGTGTTGGACGACCTAGGCAAGGAGTACCGGACTGCTACCGGGTGGGCTGAGAATACCTTTGACGCCCTTCTGCGCTCTAGATTTAATTCGGGCTTGCCAACGATAATTACAACAAACGTTCCGACAAAAGATTGGGAAACTGTGTATGGTGAGCCTATGTCCAGTTTTATACACGAAGCGTTTATACCCTTAGTTGTAAATGCTCCAAAAGGAGATCGGAGAAGAAATGAAAAAGAATAACTTTAAGAAGTCACAGCTTCCAGGTTGGAAGACCATACAGTTTTTTATTTCAACTACGGGGGTCTGCGAAGTACAAATTTATACTGACTCCAGCCTTCGCTGTTCTTGTGACGGGTTTACCGGAAGAAATGTATGCCGCCACGTAAATTGGTGTAAGTCTCGGCTTAGCGAAGGTATGTACCCAATAGAGATTACGTCTAAGGTAATTCCTAGAGAAGAGATTGACGCAGCCGAAACCTCAGTAGAGGCATTTAGAGAATTAATTTTGAAATACGGAAAACCTTTGGTACTGTAATGTTATGCAAAAAGGAGACATCTCTAACGAAGTACCTCTTCGTGTAGTTGTAACACTTGATTGCATATTAAATAGGCGGCCCGCAGTAAAGAAAACTTTAGCCGGCTTAGTAACTCTACATACAGAAGAAGTTACCTACAATAGAGTAGCACTATCTTTATTCTGGAGATTTGCACAGAAGAATGATTTTAGTATGGAACTTGTTGGCTTTGGCTATACAAGAAAAGAAATGAAAGAAATTATGGAGGATCTAGACAATCTAGGTACTAACCCCTTTAACTACACAAATAGTTATCCGGTAGTAGCGGATCTGGTTGGCGAACTCCCATATAGACCTGAACTTAAATATGTGGTAGACATACCCAGTAGAAGTCTTAGATACGGCGCAAAATATTTAGATATGGGGAGAATGTAATGGCTGCAGATAATGAGGTGAGGTTAATATCGCGTGCTATTCGCACTCGAGATATATCCCCACTCCTAGAGCGTGGCGTAGAAAGTAGCTGGTTCTTTAATGAAGACAGCAGACTTATCTGGGATTTTTTAAGGAACCACTGGACTAAGTATCAAGAAGTACCTACAGCAACTACAGTATTAGATAACTTCCCTACTTATAAATTATTAGCTGTAGAAGACTCTTTAGATTATTTATTAGATCAACTAATAGAATTTAGAAAACGTCAAAAATCTATTGAGGTTGTTCAACAGGCTGCGGATGCAATTGCTGTGGGGGATCACAACTCTGCAATTAAAATTATGGGCCAGGGTTTTGCAACTCTTATAGACGAGGGTTCAGGATCCCCAACAGAAATTGATTTAACTAAAGATGCGATGAATCGCTATCAAGAGTACTTAGATATTAAAACTCGTCCTAATGGTTTGCTTGGTATTGCCACCGGATTCCAAGTAATGGATATGGCAACAGCCGGATTACAGCCTGGACAACTTGTAACTATTATTGCCCCGCCTAAAACGGGTAAGTCTGTTCTTGCAATGCAGATGGCGGTTAACGTCCACAACGATGGGTTTGTACCTATGTTTCAGTCTTTTGAGATGAGCAACCTAGAGCAACAGCACCGTCACGATGCTATGCGAGCGCATATTTCACACGGACGTATGGTTAGGGGAGCGCTTAATCCTTCTGAAGAAACTCGTTATCAAAAGATGCTTACTGATATGGAAGGCATGCATAAGTTCTATCTAACAGAGTCTATCTCCGGAGCAACTGTTTCTCAGTTAGCTATAAAGCTTGAAAAACTTCGCCCACAAATTCTTTTTGTAGACGGTGTGTATTTGATGTTTGACGAGATTAGTCAAGAACGCGGAACCCCGTTAGCTCTTAAAAACATTACTCAGTCTATGAAACGCCTTGCTCAAAAGTATGAGATACCTATCGTACAGAGCACGCAGGTATTAAGTTACAAAATGAAAAAGGGTCAGGTAACTGCAGACTCTATTGGGTATTCGTCTTCGTTCCACCAGGACTCAGACGTGATCTTTGCTTTACAGCGCCAAGATGAAGAAGACGATAGCTCTCGTTTACTTCGCATTGTTGCTAGCCGTAACTGTGGTCCAGCAGAAGTTGAACTACTTTGGGATTGGGAAGAGGGGAAGTTTCAAGAATATGGAGCTTAATATTGAGTACTCAGATTATCCATTTAATGGCACTCAGCTATGTAATGACTTAAACTCTAATCTTTTCTTTCCCGAAGACTACACAGATCCTGAGGTTCTTAGAGAGGCTAAGACCATTTGTTCGGCTTGTCCGCTCATTAATGAATGCTTGCAATACGCAATAAAAACTCCCTGGTTAGAGGGAATTTGGGGCGGAACAACTCCTCGCCAAAGAATAAGGATGCGTAGTGCTAAAAATAAGGTTAAGAGTAGATGAGTAAATCTTTTAGAGAGCTAAAACCTGACTACAGTGGAAGCATGGATTACGAAAATATAGTGTGCCATGAATGCCCCCACTGTGAGTCTAATCTTTGGCGTGTACACGCAAGTTTTGACGATTATGAAATATCGCAGTATCTTCTAGACATGGAGTGCGCAATTTGCGGTACTTACGCAAAAGCTCCTACACCACTAGACAGGGGAAATATATGAGTCCTGAAGTAATTAAACTAGAGCATTCTGAAATGGTTTTTAAGCGAGCTCACTCTAAGGGTGCTTGCCGGGGACCATACTGCACAATTCACAATCGTTCTGACCACCATATGCGTTCTTTTCCTCAAATATGGAACCCTATGATATTTTGCATGCAACGTGTATGCACCCATGGCGTAGGACATCCAGATCCAGATGAAATTAACAATGATATAGTTGTAAAAATAGATCATGAGACGAATTGCTGTGGTTGCTGTGTACCGCGAGGGTGAGGTTCAGAAAGCCCTTTTAAAGCTAGGCGTAGACTGCTCAGAAGTACGTAATGAGCTGCAGGGCCATTGCCCTTTGCATAAAGAACGTACCGGAAGAGAAGACATAAACCCTTCTTGGTCTATGAATCAAGAAACCGGTGTACATCATTGTTTTTCTTGTGGATATAGGGGAACTCTTTTAAGTTTAGTCGCAGAATTAAAACAGTTTAAAACTTCTTTTGGTCTCTTAGATTTTGAGGCTGCAAAGGGCTGGCTTACTACCCAAGTAGATGTTGATTTAGCTCAGTTAGTGCGCCAAATGGAAGACGCAAAGAATAATTATGTAAGGCTGCGGCAACCCGTTGCTATGGGCGAAGCACGATTAGCTGTATTTACTGATCCTATAGACTCAGCATTATCCGCTAGGGGCTTGACACTGGAGTCTTGCAAAACTTACTCAGTTAAGTGGGATAACAACAAGTCTATCTGGATTATTCCCATAAGAAACGCAGACACGGGTGGTTTGATGGGTTGGCAGGAAAAGGGCCAGGGACACAAGCATTTCTTTAATAGACCTCCTGGAATACAGAAGTCTAAAACTTTATTTGGAATAAGGGAGTGGGCAGGCCCAACTATGGTTGTTGTCGAGTCCCCTTTAGATGCAGTAAAGGTTGGGGTCTGTCGAAATTCGACAGAGGGCGTAGCTTTATGTGGGGTTACTGTAAGCGCCGCTCAGATAGATCTTATGAAGCGTGCAGACAAGCTCATACTGGCTTTTGATAACCCAAACGTTGACGCTGCCGGAAAAGCGGCATTAGAGTCTTTTATAGCGGTTGCACGGGAAAACGGTCTGGAGTTTTGGGCGTTTAATTACGGGAGCTCAACGGCTAAAGATATTGGAGAAATGACTCCAGATGAGGTAGTATTTGGAATAGAACACGCAACGCACTGCGTTATGTTGAGGGGATCACTAAATGTCAAAAGTAGGAGCTAAAGGATATTGCAGCGAATGCGGCAACTGGGCAACAGATTGCAAAACTGTAATAGTAGCCAGTATTCCTGAAAAAATTTGTGCTGGATGTAGGGGATCAAAATGATAATTGGACTTACCGGATATGCGCAGTCAGGCAAAGACACGGTAGCCAGTATCCTTGTAGAGAATTACGGTTACCAACGAGTCGCTTTTGCTGACCCCATACGTGACCTGTTATACGCCACTAACCCAATGCTTAAAGAGGGGTATCGAGTTAAGGGGTTGGTTGATGTGTACGGGTGGGACAGAGTTAAAGTTGACTATCCCGAAGCCAGACGCCTTCTTCAAGACCTAGGTGTTGGTGCCCGTAAAACTTTTGGAGATATGTTTTGGGTGCGTCAAGCTCTTCGTCAAGTTAATCCTGATGGAAAGTATGTTATTACTGATGTTAGATACCCAAATGAAGCTAAAGCACTACGTGAGTACGGTGGCTCACAGATCTGGCGTGTAAGGCGTTTAGGTGTTGACCCCGTAAACTCACACGAGTCTGAGTCCGCAATGGACGGAGAAAAAGTTGATCAAATATTTGTTAATAACGGTACAATAGATGACTTAAAATCTTTAATTAAGACGAGAATGGGGGCTTACGTATGATTATGGAATATGGATCTTGGGTTCTTGCGGTTATCGGTGTTGGTGGGATTTATTTTGTTGGCCGTAAAACTATCTGGGGCTGGTTAGTTCTTCTTTTTAACGAAGTTTTATGGATTGTGTACGCCTTAACTACTGATCAGTATGGGTTTATATTTTCAGCGTTAGCGTATGCTCTTGTGTATATACGGTCTTACATACATTGGTCTAAAGACAGAGTAAACGAGATCCCATTGTGACTTTTACCGGAACCCTTCTACCGTATCAAGTAGAGGCCGTAGAAGCAATGGTCGAGCGTAAACAAATGCTCGTTGCATATGATTTGGGGCTTGGGAAGACAGTACTAACCATTGCGGCTATCGAATCGCTTAAGGATAGCGGTTCAATCCGGGAGCCCGGTGTTATAGTCTGTCTTTCCAGCCTTAAATATCAGTGGGCTGATCAAATCAGGAAGTTTACAGATGGATCTGCAACACCTTTGGTTATTGACGGAACGCCGAAACAGCGAGCTGAGCAATACCAGCAAGCCCTCGACTGGGGGCATTCACTCGTGGATTACGTCATTATTAACTACGAGCAAGTTGTTAACGACTGGGAGTATGTACGACAGCTCGCTACGGGATTCATTGTCTGCGACGAAGCAACCGCAGTCAAAAGCTTTAGATCTAAACGATCTAAGTACGTAAAAAAACTTCAAAGCCCCGTTAAATTTGCTCTTACTGGTACACCGGTAGAAAACGGAAAACCAGAAGAGCTCTACTCAATTATGCAGTTTGTTAACCCTAAAATTTTGGGTAGATTTGATCTTTTTGACTCCACATTTATTATTAGAAATAAGTTTGGTGGGGTAGAGCGCTATAGAAACTTACCGCTACTAAATAAAACCTTGTTAAACGCGTGCGTAAGAAAGAAACAATCTGATCCAGATGTAGCCCCTTTTTTGCCAGAAACAATACACTCCGAACCTATATATGTACCTTTTGATAGGGCTGGAAGAAAGCTTTACACGCACATTGTTCGAGACCTTCTTCTTAATTTAGAAGAGGCCTTAGATACCTTTGGAACTTCATTTAATATCTTTTCTCACTATGGTCAACAAAGTGATCAAGGCGGTCAGATGGATGAGCTTAGGGGTTTAATTATGTCAAAAATGACGTGCCTACGCCTTCTCTGCGATGACCCTCAGCTGTTAGCATTAAGTGCTAATAAATTTGAAGACGGAGCCGTAGTAGTTGATGGAAACACCATAAATATTCCAGGATTTCACGGAGGATCGGGTTACGCCTCTGAATTAAAAACATTGGGTTTATTGGACGGGTTAAAATCAAGCCCAAAACTAGCCGTATTAAAACAGTACGTAGATGATTTCTTATCTCAATATGACGGAAATAAGATAGTAATTTTTTCAAGCTTTGTTGGCATGACTAAGCTTATACAGGAAGCTTTACCTTATGACTCTGTGACCTATACAGGCCAATTAAATGCTAAACAAAAAGAAGAAGCAAAAGAAAAGTTCCAAACAGACCCTAATTGTCGCCTATTTATCTCCTCAGACGCCGGGGGTTATGGGGTAGATCTGCCTCAAGCTAATCTACTAATTAATTATGATTTACCCTGGAATGCCGGTTTAGCTGTACAAAGAAATGGTAGAATTAAACGAGCATCTAGCACCTGGGAAAAAATTGTAATCCAAGACATTCTTATGGAAAACTCTTTAGAACAGCGTCAAAGAGAAATGCTTATACAGAAAACTGCTATATCTGACGCGGTGTTAGATGGGCAAGGCATAAATGATCGGGGCGGAGTTAACCTTTCAGTAGGCACACTTCGAGCTTTTTTGCAAGTTAACAGCTAAGGAGTCATACGTGCCTAATTTACCTAAAACCCCTACCCGCACAATACGGGTAGCGCCCGAGCTTTGGTCTGCCGTTAAGGAAAAGGCCGCTATAGAGGGCCGGACCGTTACAGACGTAATTATCACGGCTCTAAAGGACTACGTCCGCCAATAAATCCCCAGTTTTGAAATGTCGTACCCATATGTTAGGGTGTACCCACATACTCTAAAGGAGGGTACAAATGGCAACAATAGAGCCACCATCAAGAGCAGTACGTGTAGAAACTAATTCATTAATGGCGCAAGTGCGCGAGTTTATTGGCTTTAAAAAGCGTATTGATGATTTAACAAAACAGCAGTCCGTAATTAAAACTCAATTAATGGATATTGTTGAACAAGAGGGCATTGAAGATGACAAAGGCCACTTCTGGCTAGAACTTCCAGAAGAAGTTGAGGGCTATGTGTCTTTACAACGCCAACGTCGAGCTTCCCAAAAAATTGATACTGAAGTGGCGCTTCATTTAATTAAAGCTAGAGGGCTAGCAGATCGTTGCATTAAGACTATTGAAGTTGTAGATGAAGACGAAATTATGGCGTGTCTATATGAAGATTTGTTATCTGAAAAAGACATAGATGATATGCTTACTCGCACTGTAACCTGGGCCTTTGTGCCAAGTAAGAAGTAATCATGAAAGAAATTAGAATTGGCGACGTATGGGTACAGTACGGGTTTTACAAGAGAAGCATTGGGCTTGGAATATTTATTTCTAGCATTCAGTGTTCTTTAGATTTACTATTTTTCTTTGTACAAATAGAACTACCAATGTCAAAGCGTCGTTTAAGGAAAAATATTTAAAAATGGCTGACGATATTATTGATTCTATGTTTAATGGGTTAGGGGATTATTACCCCGGATCAAAGCGTAAACGTAAATCAGTCGATCCTGCTAAAAAGAAAGTCGAACCCAAAGACTCTTGGGAAAGCAAACCTCAGGTAAAAACGCTTCCAAATGGGAAGACTATCGAGCTTTATAGCGCGGGGTCCCTCTGTGAGGCATTAAAGAGGCCGCTAGTAACCATACGTCTATGGGAACGCAAAGGCTACATTCCGCGGGCTCCATACAGGCTTAGATCTATCGTCGTAGACGGTAAGAAAAAACCTGGGTGGCGAATGTATAGTCGTGCTATTATTGAGTCCACAATACAAAGCTTTCAATCCCGGGGTCTTATAGACTCTAAGCGGATTGATTGGAATCGACACCCAGATCTTTCAATAGAACTATTGGAAAACTGGACTAAGATTCATGAAAACGAAACCAACTAACCTATGGCAACTGGCTATGGCAATATGAAAGGAAACACCGTGTCACAAGCACCTAACGTCTCTTCTTATCTAGGAACAGACCCTGTATCACCCGTAATCTCTGAAGTTGAAGAAGATCTATTTATTGAAGACAGCGAATCTGATTTTCCAGATCGTTCGTCTGTTATCCAAACCGGATGGGCCGCAGCAAAGCGAGCCGTTTCCGAAGCAAGCAAGTCATTTACAACCGATTTTAGGTTTGATGAAGACGTGCAATTAGTAAAGTTTCTTTCAGCAGAACCAATGAGCTTTTTACAGCACTGGGTAAACCGCCCAGGTAAGAAGTCTTTTGTTGGTTGGGATAACGATCCGCTATCTCGTGTTGGAAATAAGCCTGAGCGCAAATTTGCATTCAGCGTAGTTAACCTTTCTGATGAGGTCCCACAGATTCAACTTATGACAGTTGGAGTACGTTTGTGTGGGCAGCTTGAAAAGTTAAATGCAGATAAAAAAGTTGGGCCTATCGATCGCGCTGATATTTATTGGGCGGTTAGCAAGTCCGGCATTGGAACAAAAACTTCATATTCAATAATGCCAGTCAAGGAACGCGATTTGGCAGAGGACTGGGATTTAGATCCAGTTCAACTTTCTAGTGTAATCTCTAAGATGAAGCCTCTTGGTCCAGACGCACTTCGTGTGTCAACCAACGCCGAACTTGAGGAAATTGCGAGAGAACTTCTGGCTGGCCAGTAACTCTCGATTCTATGGTTGGGGAGTTCCGCTGTTTTCGCCTCCTTCTTGGCGGAACTTCCCAGCCTCTACACTAAGGAGGTAGATATGAATATAATAACGACGAAGGATAAATTACAAGAACTTGTTGATCACTATAGTGACAAGCCTGCGTTTGCTTTTGACGTAGAAACTATGGGTGATCATCGAGGAGATCCACGACAGAACCGTGTTGTGTGGATAGCTTTGGCGACAGATGACCGGGTAGACGTCATACCTATGGGTCACCCAAATGGCGATTTTTTACGTACTGATTTTCCTTTACTACCCTCTGCTGTTCTTAGAAAAGAAAGCGGCATGGAAATTCGTCCTCAAGATTATAGTAAGGATGAAAAGAAGGCTACAAAAGTTTTTACATCCCCACCCGAGCAGTTGACTCCGGCCGAGGTATTCTCGGCTCTTAGGCCTTTACTTAACAGTTCTAAGGTAAAGGTTGGGCACAACTTAAAATTTGACTTACAAAGCGTGACTAAATACAACAAATCTTTACCGGCCGGACCATATTTCTGCACCCTCAATGCGGCTTTTATTTTAGACAATCGAAATAGGATCTCTTTAGGTCTCGATGACTGCTTAAAGCGTGAGTTTGGTTACGAGATGGTTAAGGGTGTAGGAAAAGAAATTGAGGCCTATTCCTTTGATGAGGTCGCTACTTACGCTGCACTTGATGCCGAGTGGACTTGGAAACTGTATAAGTCCTATGAGGAAAAACTTGCGTTAGATGGTTTAGGGCCAATATTTAATCTTGAGATGGATGTTTTACACGTCATATGCAACATGGAACTACGCGGTGCAGACATAGATGTAGATCAGCTAGCGCAATTAAAGGATGATCTAGAGGGTCAAATTGAAGACACTCGAGGAAAGATCTTTGCTTTAGCTAAACGCCCATTTAATTTAAACTCCGTACCAGAAAAACAAGAAATATTATTTACTCCTAAAAAAGACGGGGGTAGAGGACTTAAGCCAAAGCTTATGACCCCAGCAGGAGAAAAACGCGCCTCTGACCCTAACTATGTATCCAGTTTTAGAGACTACTCTGTTTCTGAGCCTGCTCTAGATGCGTTTCGTGGTAGAGACTCTCTTGTAGATCAATTACTTATTTACTCTGACTTAAATAAACTTATGACTACGTACGTAATTCCATACTTGGGTGGGGATATCACTCGTACCTTAGCTGGCAAATCAAAGACGGTTGTTAAAGAGAGCATTATGTATCGCGATCGAATCCATACTGACTTTGTTCAGTACGGAGCAGAGACCGGGCGTTTTTCTAGTAGAAATCCAAATCTACAGAATGTTCCCGCACCCCACACTAAAAACGGTAAAGCTATTAGAAATCTTTTTATTGCACCAGAGGGCCACAAGCTTATAGTTGCAGACTACTCTCAGATTGAACCTAGAATTATTGCTAGTTTTAGCGGTGACCGGGTTATGGTAGATGCGTATAAAAACGGGGAAGATATTTACACAACCATTGGAAATACCATGGGTGTTGATAGAAAAGCAGGAAAAGTTCTTGTTTTGTCCCTTGCTTATGGTGTAGGTCCAGATAAGATTGCTAAAGAAATTGGTTGTACCCTAAACGAAGCAAAGAATCTCCTTGATATGTTTATTAAGAAGTTTCCTGCAGTTGCTAGGTATAAGAGGCACGTGGTATCAGAATCGCGTCGTCAAACCCCTATACCTTATGTAAGCACTCTATTAAAGCGCAGACGCTATCTTCCTGAGCTTAGGGCTAAAGATCAGTGGGCTAGAGCTAGAGCTGAACGCCAGGCTTTTAATACTATGATCCAAGGATCTGCCGCAGACTTAATAAAAGTTGCTATGGTTAGAGCTCAGGCTTTGATTCCAAAAGAATCAAGCTTAATCCTAACTGTTCATGACGAGTTAGTTGTAGTTAGCCCTGACCACTTGGCGGAAATAACTATGGCCGCTGTGATCGAGGCTATGGAAGGCATAAATGTGCTGTCCGTACCTTTGATTGCAGATGTTACACTTGTCTCCAGATGGGGAGAGGCAAAATAATGGGGTTGTTTAAAAAGAAGAAAAAAGTAACAAAGATTCTTAATATATCTATGCCTACTTTAATTCGTGAAGCAATTTTTGACTCCATATTTGATGATGTTGCCGCACTAGGGCACTCTATGGGATTGCCCCCAATATCGGATGAAGTAGCTGATATGGAAGAGCAAGCAAGCCAAAAACGTTTAGAGCGATTCTCAAATTTATTGCCTTTAATAGAGGCCCACTCTGATATTGCCGCTCGAATTGCAGCAGCAGCGTATGAGTTAGAGATGCTAGGCGAACACCCTGAGAGTAAGCCTTTAATTGAAGAGGACTTAATTCACATTATAGAGTTGTTTAAGATTGTTTCTCTATCCTCCTCTATATCTGTAATATCTACCCTTATTAATTTAGATCTACTAGAAACAGGAGTAAAAAATGAGTAATGCTGATTGGTACGCAAGAAAGTTGGGTTCACAAAAACCTCCTTCTCCTGCACCCCAAACTTCTCCTAACCCTATGCTTCCATATCGCCAAGCACAGCAGACTCCTAACGTTCCAGTTGCTTACGACCAAAAAAATGATCAAGTAGTAGTTAAAGCTCAGAGCGCACAAAATCCGGAAAACTGTCCGGGCTGTTTCTCTGGCAATTACTTTGCCCCATTAGGCACTCAAAGAAAACGCTGCTATGATTGCGGCTACCCAATCGTTCAAGCTGGAACTGGAGTGGGTGGTACCGGTAATGGTGGCGCACCTATTGCAGCAAAGCAAGTAGGACAATCTGGCGGATTCAATCCAACAACAATCGTAGGAAGGTTAGAGTAATGGCCTCAACAATAAACTCTGAAGCACTAAAAGTAATGGCTCAAATTAACAAGAAGAGCGGAGCAAATACCGTTGTTTTTGCAAGCCAAATAAATATTGCTAAACGTATTACTACTGGATCTCTTACCTTTGACACTGTTTTGGGTGGGGGTTGGCCTATGAATCATTGGGTTGAGATTGTTGGAGAAGCATCTCATGGAAAGACCGCTATAGCGCTCAAGACAATCGGCGCCAATCAAAAACTCAATCCCGACTTTACAGTTGTGTGGATTGCTGCCGAACAGTTTGATCCAGGCTACGCAAAGATGTGTGGCGTAGATGTAGATAGAGTATTGCTTGTTGAAACCAATAGTATGGAGGAAGCTTTTGAATCGGTTATTCAATTTATGGAAAGTAAGTCTGTGGACATGGTCGTTATCGATTCTCTTCCTGCCCTTGTCCCTGGCGCAGAAGATGAAAAGAACATGGATGAATTTACTGTGGGTCGTGGCGCACTTATTACCAATAAGTTCTTTAGAAAAGTGGCGTCAGCTACCAAACGAGACCTCGTCGAAGACGAAAGACCAGTTCTCGGAGTAATGATTAACCAGTACCGGATGAAGATTGGGGTTATGCACGGAGATCCACGAACTACCCCAGGGGGCCTAGGGAAAGACTATGCCTACAGCGTCCGGTGCGAGGTTAAGCGAGATGAGTGGCTAGAGACTGGCACTGGAGATAGCAAGCGCCGTGTAGGTCAGACTATACGAGTCAGAACTATCAAAAATAAGACTTATCCCCCACAACAAACGGCTTATATGGACTTTTACTTTGCCGATGGTGGGGCTATTGATGCCGGAGAGTACGACTTTGGCAAGGAGATCGTGGCTATGTCTATCCTGAATGGGGTAGTTGAAAGACGCGGCGGATGGCTGTATTATAAGGATCGTAAATGGCAGGGAGCGGTAAACCTAATTAACTCAATCCGTGAAGAGGTTGACTTAAAGGAAGAGCTATCCCACGCCGTAATGGATACCTTGAAACATGGAGCACCACTTCAAGTAGAGATACTTGACGATGAAGAGTGAAGGCCAGAAACAATCTCTCAAGCATGAAAAGCGTTTAGAAAAAATTCTTGGTGGACAAAGAAGTGCCGGTTCCGGCGCTTTTTGGTCTCGCAAAGGAGACGTCCGAACCGATGATCTTTTAATAGAGCATAAGTGGACAGGTAAAAAAACAGTAACAATTAAGTCAGAAGTTTTAAAGAAAATAACAAAAGAAGCAATTTTAGACAGCCGTACTCCGGTACTAGGCATTCATCTCGACGGTGAAAATTACGTTCTTCTGGGAGAGGAGGATTTTTTTGAGCTACGTAATTACGTTAGAGGTGAATAGTTGTCAGAAAACAACCCGTCCTGGGCTTGGAGATATGAAGCAAAGTGTCGAGGAGAAGACACTGAGATCTTTTTCCCCCCGAGGGATAAGAAGTTATACAAACCCATAGCTGACTCAGCTAAGGCAATTTGTTATGGTAGAGATGGCAGGCCTCCCTGCCCTGTAAGAAAGCAGTGCCTAAAAGAGGCTATTAAGAACGATGAGCTTCATGGTATCTTTGGCGGGATGAGTCACAGAGAACGAAATGCGCTTAAACGTAAGTACACTAAAATGGGATATACCTTGGAAAAATGGCTAGAGGAGAAGGAAAAATAAAATGGAAAATAACGTCATTTCTAGTATCAAACTAAAGAACTATCTTGATACCAAAAAAAGAGATACTAGATTAATGGGCGCTATTGAGCGGCACATTTTATCAAAAGATTTTGATAATAGAGATCAAACTGTGCTGCACCCTTCTGATATCATTAAGCCGGAGTGGTGTGCTCTCGCTTCCTATCACGCATTGAATGGTAATTATGTAGAAACTAGGGAGCGCCCCACTCTACGTTTGCAGTCTATATTTGACGCAGGACATGGTGCCCACGCTAAGTGGCAAGGCTATCTTCGAGAAATGGGCGTTCTTTATGGCGCTTGGGAAGATAGCACCGGAAGATCCTGGGCACTCTCTTCAGAAGTACATAAAAGTGTTGAGTACAAAGAAGTTCCCCTAGAAAGCAAACGCCACAGAATTGCTGGCCACTCTGATGGTTGGGTTAAAACACTAGGCGAAGACTTCTTAATTGAAATCAAAACCATAGGTGCGGGAACTATACGTATGGAAGCTCCGGGATTATTTAATGGCGCACAAGACGTAGAGTCAGCTTGGCGTAATATTCGTCAACCTTTTCCTAGCCATATACTACAGGGTCAGGTTTATTTGCATCTTGCACACATTATGGTTGAGGACGGCTTGCTAGAGTCTGCCCCGTCTGAGATTGTCTATATCTATGAGTTAAAAGCAAATCAAGATTATAAAGAGTTCTCTGTTGCATATAACCCAGAACACTCAGCTAAGTTTTTTGAGTCTGCACTGGATGTTGCTTGGGCTTTAGAGAATAACCGCCCACCACAGTGCAATATAGACTCTGTGGTAGGATGTCCTCGTTGTAAACCATTTAGGGGATAAAATGCCTGACTACGACTATAAATGCACAAAGTGCCAAGAAGTAACTGAAAGTTTTTTTCCAATTTCTGACGGCCCTTCCCCTGCCGTTGTGTGTAAATGCGGCGGAGAAGCTTTTCGTATATACTCCCCTTTTGGTATACATTTAAAAGGCGGAGGATGGGGTGGGCAATGACGCTGAGTTTTTATTAAGTTTGTTAATACCCCGTCTTGTTTAGGGATAGATCCAGAAGTCTTTTTTACAGAAGAAGATAACGCTAACTACTCTAATTTAGACACTGTAAGAAGAATGTGCGCTACTTGCCCAGCAAAAATAGAGTGCTATGATTATGCGGTAGAGAATTTAGTGCACGGTTTGTGGGCTGGCACTACATTTAACGAACGAGATAATATTAGAAAAAAACGTGGGATATCCGGAAAAGCCGTTATTCTAGAGGGAGAATACATATGAGTATTAGCAATAACGTTTTAAAGTCTTTAGGGGAGTTAGGATTTACACTCTCTCCAAAACCGGTATATGAAATACCTTCCCTACCCTTAGACATTACAGAGCTAGATGATGAAGCTCTTATGGAATTATTTGTTCAGTTTACTCAATGGAATGATCATCTTTCTGGAGCAAGAGCTATTGCAATCATTAATGAACGCGAGGCAGAAAGAACCCTAGATGCAGTAGAGGCTCAGTGTATGCTGGATAACTGGCAGGGCGGCAAAGGCGATAGGGTGGCCGTAGTAAAAGCGGCTATTACGACTAATCCAATTGTTGAAAAAGCCAAGCATGAGTTAGATGTTCAGTACGCTTTTCGTAAACTACTTGAGATGCGTGCAGAGAACGTAGAAAGAGACTCACAGTTAGTTTCTAGAGAGTTAACTCGTCGTACGTCTGATGGCGGCAGCTTCCGCACCAGATCAAGAAAATTTACAACATGAAAAAAGGGTATGGCGGTAAACTAAAAGTTATTGATGGCGGCCTAGATCTTACTGATAAGTCTAAAAAGTATATTGGACTTGATCAGTCTTATACCGGTTTTGCTATTACAGTAATTAACGAAGAAGGTAAATATAAGACTTTTGTATACAAATCTGCTGGGCATGGGGTAGAACGACTACGAGATATTTATTATTTTATGGGCGAAGAAGTTTTTGAGGTAGCTTTAAATGTTGTTGACTCAGCTATGGAGGGCTATGCTTATAACAGCACTATGGCTCATATGGCTGGTGAATTAGGTGGTCTTGTTAAGATGGAGCTTCGTAGCTGGTTCTATGACTCTGAGGCAAAGTATCCGTTTATTGTTGCCCCAGCGATGCTTAAGAAGTACATCACAGGTAAGGGCACCGGGGTACAGAAAAACCAGATTTTGCTGAATGTGTATAAGAAGTGGGGAATAGAGTTTAACGACGATAATGCGGCAGATTCCTATGGGCTGGCTCGAATAGCTGCCGGTATGGGAGACCTAACCTATGAAAAAGAGATAATTAAAAAGCTTTTAGACCCTAAATTTAAAGAAAAGCCGTGATACTTATTCCTGAGGGCACCACAAATCGAACCCAAAGGAATACTACCCGTGTCAGAAGAAGAAAGTTTTTTACGTGTTGGGGCTGGATCTAACGCCCAATCCGTAGGGTCGGCAATTGCCCACGCCCTATATGAATCTCCCCAAGTTAAGCTTAGAGCCGTAGGTGCTTCAGCTGTAAATCAAGCTGTAAAAGCTATTGCTATTGCCCGAGGATACGTTGCGCCTCGAGGATTAGATTTAACATGCCGACCTGGATTCACCACAGTTGACTCAAGAGACGGTCAGATTAGCGCCATTGTTTTTACAATTAGCGTAAACTAAGTCCTGAGATCTCAACTCTAATTTAAGGAAGTAAAAATGGCCAAAGAACGTAAGACAATAGGTAAAGAGGGTGCGAAGTTTACTTCCCCTTCAGCATCACCTAAAGCAGGAACTCTTATCAAGAAAAAAGGCGCACAAGCCGCTGACCCTTACGCACAACCTATGGGTAAGCGCGGAACAGTAGCTCCAGATCACGATGGGGCAGCCCACAGAATCACAGTTAAGTACATGCCACAGACCTCTCCAGAGGCCGCTAGCACTCAGGCTAACGGACGAGTTATGAGTCCAGCCATCAAGCGCAGCACCGACAGTTTTGGTCAGGGAATGAGCACGTCCTACTAATTTAGTGTATGCTCTCTACTAGGCCCTAACGGGCTTAGTAGAGAGATACTAAAAAAGGATGGGGCAGACAATGGTATTAGAAGATCTTTATGCAGTTGCAAAAGATGAAAGAAAAAACGCTTTATATTGCGTAGTAGGACAGTGGGCCGCTTCTTTGCCACACAATGATCACGAAGCATTTGAAAAATCAATTAATGATGTAGACTTCTCAACTAGAAGTCTTTATAAGTTGTACACTAAAGCTGGAGCGCAATTTGGACTAACCTCATTGCTTACACATCGAAACGGAGACTGCGGATGTCCTTAAGCGACGATTATAGCGACGCAATTATTAAAGCAGGACAAGAAGGCTCAGATAAATTAAATAAACATATCCCTGAAACTTGGCGCCCACGTTCTGAAATAGGCACTGATGGTGGGTTTGTTGTTTCTACTCCACGACCAGACGGAAACACTCCTGGCGCAGAAGAGATTTTAAGAGAAGCTAATTTAGACCCTGCAGAGTGGGCTGTTGTATCACACCGCAGATCTCGTTGGCAAAAGTATGACGGTGAATGGCTAGAGTCATTTAGAATCAATGTTGTTCCAGTAAACGGATCTACAGAAAAAGATTACGATCTTGTAGAGTTGTTAGATAACATAAATAAATGGAAGCCAGGAAAAGTAGTTGACGCTAGCGGAGATCTAACTGCGGTGTACAGTATTGGAGATACTCAATACGGTAAAGACGATACGCCGGCAATTATTAATAGAGTTCTTATGTCTTTAGATGAAGCCGTTGAACATCAAAAGTATTTGTCAAAGAAATACAAGATCGGTCAGATTGCTCTGCCACAACTAGGCGATTGCATTGAGGGTATGACAAGCCAAAAGGGCAAGGTTATGGGACGTCACGACATTGGCGTATCAGAGCAAGTTCGTGTAGGTAGACGAATGCTCCTCGCACAAGTTAAGGCTTTTGCACCACTAGCAAATAAGATTATTGTCCCAGTAGTGCCTGGTAACCACGATGAAGTTCAACGTTTCTTAGTTGGTCGCCCAGAAGATTCGTGGCAAATTGAGGTTGTTTCTCAAGTTGAAGATATTTGTAAAGAAAATGATTTCCTACGAGACCGCGTAGAGTTCCGATACCCCGCTGCAGATGACAGCACACTAACCGTTAATCTAAGCGGAGTTATGTACGGTATGGCCCATGGACATCAGGCCAGGGACATGGTTAAGTGGTGGGCTGGACAAGCTATGGGGCGTTGCTCAGTAGCACAGGCAGACATACTTAATGTTGGTCACTATCACCATTACCGGTCACAGAATGTTGGCCCAAGACTGTTTATACAAAATCCTGCAATGGATAATGGATCGGCTTGGTTTAGGGATAAGTCAGGGCTTGAAAGCGCACCAGGAATTATTTCTTTAGTAGTCGGAGAGGGTTTAGATCCTCGAAGAGAGTTAGTTGTACTTGGCGGTAAAAACGACCGCTAATAAAAAACCCCCGGTTATTAGCCGGGGGTTATTTATTTTATAATTACTTGCCGCAAGTTGGGCACTTTTCCGCTTTTTCCGCAGCAGGTTTAGGTGCAGCCCCAGCACCTTTAAACTTAGGGCGACCAAAACCTACGATAGAAATCATTACTCCGGCTTTGTTCTTTTTAAAAGCCCGAAGTTGCTTGCAGGTTTCCCCACCATTTCTTTGGCTACCCTTCTTTTTTGAAGAAGTGTTTCCCTCAATGCACCACACGGTGCCGTCTTCATTATCTTTTACTACAATTCCTACGTGAGAAATACGATCTACGCCGTCTGATGGGAAATCAAAATAGGCAATATCTCCCGGTTCTGGATCCGCAATATCTCCATCAATCCACGCACCGGCTTTCTTAAACGCCTGCGCACCACCCGGAGTGTAGACCGTGTTAGGAATCTTTACCCCAGCCTCATTTGCGCACCAGTTAACAAAGCTTCCACACCACGGTTGAAAATTAGCTTTCATAAAAGCGCCATACTTAGTTTCATTATCTTTAGGTCCTTCAATAGTCCCTATTTCTGCAGTTGCAACCTCAATAAGTCGGGCTGCGGTTCCTTGATCTGCCATTATTAGTCCTTTCCTTAACGCTTTATAATTATTACGGCTACAGTTGTGCTTTGACCGGCTTCAGCTAATGCATAGATTTCATCAGCTGTTGTAAGGTTTTCAAAACTAATGCTTTCTCCGGTATTTAAATGTCTTCCATAAGAGCTAGAAGTTAGCCCCTCTCCGCCAATAAATACGTCGTGAGCTCCAAAATTTTGAATGTGAATAGTTACGCTTGATCCTGCTTCCCTACCTTCAGGAGTAATACGAGTTGGGGATGCACTATTCACACTAAATGTATAGTGATTTAACGGCATTAGTCTTTATCCCAGTCCGTATCTACAGGTTGAGCTTCTGGCATTTGTCCATCTGGCTTTGCTGCTAAACGAGCAGCTGTAGCGTCAATTTCTGCCTCAAGCTTCTTGTCCGCCTGTGTGTTCTTAGCGTCCATTTCTTTGTTTTGAAGCTGTGCTGCCATAATATCTTTAGCACCAGAGTTACCGATCAAGATACCCGCAAGGGTTCCTGTAATAAAAGTAGCGATGCTTCCAAGAACGTTAAAAAACATCTTGTCGTTCTCTGACTGAGCTCCAATAGGCTGGGTTACGAATAAAAGTCCGTACAAAATACCTAGAGCTGTAAAAAATAGAATAAGGCCAAGAATAGTGCCTAGCATAAACTTTAATCTAGAGTCTAATTCGGCTGGTGTAAGGCGTTCTTTACTCATTTGGTGTTCCCGTTTCTAGTGTGGCTGTGGTTCCGTCTTGTGGGGCTGTCTTGACTAAGTCTACTGGACAAATTTGAGCCGCAGTGCATATAGGTGGCTTACATTCCGCAGTTTCCCAGTTTTTTGGGTCCTGACACGGATATCTGTAAAACCCGCTATAGCCACAGCTAGTCAAAGACAGCGTTAATACAGAGGCTAACAGCAGTATTTTAAATGTTTTCATTCCTCATCCTTTGGGTTTCTTAAAGGGTACGTAACAGCCCAGGCAAATAAAGTACCGATAATTGCGTATCCAACTACGGTTTTTGCAGATCCATCTAGAACAACCCAAGCAATAAACATACCTAGAAGTGTCCATAGTTGGTCAATCATGTCTTTAATTATTCTCATGGCTTACGTCTCCTAACGCCTTTACTGTCTCCTGATGGACCTCCGCCACCAGAACTTCCGCCCCCTCCGCCACTTGAACCACCAGTACTTGTACCGGCAGCTCCTGCAGCAGCTCCCACCGCATTCATGGCAGCACCAGCTGCAATAACAGCAGCAACTACCATTTCTTGTGCTTCTTCACGTTCTTCTGTAGACATATCAGCGCCTATACTTCCTAGCGCTTGGAGGGCTTCTCCTGGATCACTGAATATTGCACCAATTAATTCCGCGGGGTTCTCTAATAGCACAAGGGCCGCAGCAACGTCTGCCGTAATTATAACTTCATTTCCATTTTCATCTGTTCTAACCTCAACAGGGGTCTCCGGTGGAAGGTCCTTATACTCAATGCCGGCTTCAGCAATAGCTTCAGCAGTAAGCGCTTCCCCAGGCTTTACAGACTCTAAAAGAGCATCTACAATTATTTCTTTTTCAGCCTCAGTAACAACGCCGTCTTCTAGGGCATCTTCTACCGCGGCATCTACTTCCTCTTCAGGTGTGGTAGGCTCTGGGAATGATTCTTCTAACGGATTTTCTGGCTCTGTTTCTGGTAACTCTGGTTGTGGTTCTTCTTCCACGGGTGGTTCGACTTCCTCAACAGGCACCTCGGGCTCTACGACTGGCTCTTCGGGCTCTACCGGTTCTTGTGGCTCTTCTATGGGTTGCTCTGGCTCTTCTGTGGAGGGCTCAGTAGGTGCGTCATCAGTTGCGTCATCTGTTGAATCAGGTGCATCATCAGAAACGTCAGTATCTCCAGTCTCAGGGAGAGTATCCGGAGTGGTTGGTTCCTCTGGAGAAGGCTCTGGATCTGGCACTACGGGATTTGGAGTCACAGGTTCCGGAGTCACTGGTTCAGGTTGAGGAACGGGTTGAGGTTCTGGGGCCGGACTGGGATCAGGGACCACTGGTTGAACTATAGGTGTTGGAACTTGCAAAGCAGCAACCGCTACTGCTACGCTAGCAGTTGCAGTATCTGCTAATTGATTTGCTGCAATAACCGCTGTATTAGCTGTTGATTGGAGGGTTGTCAATGTCCCAGTTTCTGTTGTTAGTGTGGTCTGAGCTGTTGCAAGCGCTGTCTCTGCTGTTGTTTTCTCTGCTGTAAGGGTTGTGAGTGTTGCAACGGCTTCTGCCTTAACCTCTGTCTTATCAGCTACAACAGCTGTTTGCTCAGTAATTTGAGCAGTTAAAGCTTCGTTAGTTACGTTAGTCATTTGCTGTACTGGAGCACCTGCAGTTTCACGAACGCCAATACGTGGGCCGTTGTACAAATTAGTGGTGTTTCCTGCAACAGTTCCAACGCCTGTCCACTCACCTGTTGTTGGATTTACTGTCATGGTCCAGTTAACATTAGTAAGAGGGCCGTTATTGTCACCAAACTTATGTAAATCCCAATCAACCGCTAATGTAGTCTCAGTAGTTGTAACAGTAATGCTTGCTCCAGGACCAGCACTCATAAAATCAGAAGCAAAGACGGAGATGTGAGGTCCTGCCGGGAAATCCCACCAGTTAAAGTCACCAGTGCCAAAGGTAATAGTGGCTTTAGAAGTTACGTAAATTTGACTATTTGTTCCCTGACCTTCATAAACGGTATTTCCCATTTTGATGTCAAAAGGCGTTTGAATTTTTGTAGCAGCATCCCACATTGGGGGAAGAGTTGTAGTTGTGACTGTTTGAGTCTCTGGATTAACAGGAGCAACATACCCAGCAGTTGTGTAAGTTTTAGAATCAGACGGGGTATTTTGAAGAGCAGTTAGCGTGGTTTGAGCATTTGTAAGATTAGTTGTTGCAGTAGCCACTACCGCAGTTTGGGATTCAACCGATGTTGTAACTGTAGCAACGACTGCTGTTGCTGACTCAACGGCTGTAGTGGCTGTAGCCACCACCGCTGTCTGAGAATCAACAGCCTGTACCGCTACTACCGCTACAGCTGTAGCTGATTCTGCGGCCTGGATTGCTGTGGTTGCCTCAGCTACCGGTGCTTCTGCGGCAGTTTGCTGTGCTGGGCTGGCGGTAGAAATTGCGTTACTTAATGTTATAGTTGCAGTCTCAATTTTTTCTTGTACGGAGGTTACAGTTGGAGCTTCTAATACTGGTTGCGTTTGCGGCGGGTTGGTTTGTTGGGGGGATTCAGTGGTCTGAACCGTGGAAGTCGAAGTCTCGCTCGTTGTCACAGGATCTGTTGCGGGAGCGGGAGAAGATTCAGGACTTGGAGAAGAATCTGTGGAGGCAGGGCTAACTACAGCTGTATCTACAGTAGGTTCTTCTGCGTTTGCTGAATTTTGTCCCAATATAAAGAGGAATAGTGTAAGGATTAGTGCTGCGAATGGGCGCAGTAGGTTTATTTTTTCTCCTTCTTAACTATATTTGTACTTTACCATGACAATACGTATTACGTGTATCATAGTTGCCCCTACAACTTGTTCTTTAGGAGATACCGTATGTCCGCACAGGACTGGGCAGCTTTTTGCCTCACTATAGTTTCGTTAATTGGTTCAATTGGCGTAATGGTTCGTTACATGGTTAAACATTATTTAACTGAACTTAAGCCAAATTCTGGAACAAGTTTGCGTGACTCTGTCGATAGACTTGAGAAGCGTATTGACGAGCTTTTTGTAGCTCTCATTGATAACAAGAAAAAATAAGGAGTAATAAATGAAGTTAGATCCAAAGATTCTAGCAATGTTGTCATCATATGGCCGTTCATTCCTAGCCGCAGCTGTTGCGCTATGGACTACCGGTAACACCGATCCAAAGGCCCTGCTTGCAGCCGGCCTAGCAGCAATCCTGCCAGTAGCTATCCGTGCTTTGAATCCAAAAGATCCAGCGTTCGGTATTGTTAACGCGGCTTTGCCAACAGTTATGAAGTTTCTTTCTGACACCCAGAAAAAGGGCAAAAAGAAGTAAAAAATTAAAAAGATTATGGGGACAGACCTGTTTCTGTCCCCATTTTCATTTATACTGCCGATATGCCTCAATCCCATCAAAACTGGCAATACCTAGGATCTAACGGTTATGTAGGTGCTTACACTACAACCGGCGGTGGCGGTACCCCAGTTATTCCTCGCAGTGATATGGATTACTTGCGTCTTGGAATTGGCAGAACCCCTGAGGCCGAGTATCCAGACGGTTACCTAGGAACTATACGTTCTCGTCGTGATGATCGAGGAAGAGCGGCTTCTGTTTCAGATACCGTATTGGATTCTTTAAAGGCACGCCAAAACCAACGCGGTTATCAACGCGGAGTTCACAAGGGTGAGAGAATTGAGTCTAACCAATATTTCTGGCCACAAGATTTCCTTCCAAGCAGCAGATTAAAGCAAGAAAAATATACAGCTACTAACATAAACGGCGGCATTAACATGTTGGTTAATCGCCACGCCCCTAAGTCTAACTTAGCTCCAGCCCCTCACTTAGTAAATGATGGAAAAGCCAACATCTCTGCAACAGTTCCTGGAGAGTTTAACCCAACTATTGCCCGTCAATTCTCGCACCTAAAGCCGAAGTGGAACTAACATGGGACGTCCAACTAAAAAAGCTGCTGCCCCTAAAGAGCCGGGCAGAATTATTACCAACCCTAAACAAGTAGCTGCTATCTATGAAGTTGGGTTAAGCACAGTAAAACGTAACATGGATAAAATTCCACATCAAACTCGCCCTAGGGGTTTACAAGGAAGTCGTAACAATCATTTCTTTGATACTAATGAAATCCGCTCTCATTTAGAAAGCATGGGAGCAAAGCCAGGTGATTCAAGATTAGCTAAGCTTGATCGCATTCATCGAGGTGAAGAGTGAATTCAGCAGACGGAGTCTATGATCATACTAAAGGTCGGCCAATTGTTGGTGATAGAAATGACGTTGAGCCACGCTACGATTATTTAGGGCCATACAAGTCTGTACAAGATTCATTAATCTCTAGAGCTCTTGCGTCAGTTACAACTCCGGGAGCTGTGCTGCAAGAAATCGTTAGGCCAAACCTACCCCAAGTTAAGTTGTTCCCCCCACGCTTTGGCTACAGATCTCGAGAGTTAAATCTTAAAGACGTTATGCATGTCAATGAGGACGCTAATGGCTTCCCATTACGAGCAGACACCTATGGAACCGCGAGCGCAGAAAGCACGCTAAGAAATGCTCAGGGCCAAGGGTTCTGGTAATGGACGAAAACTACAACTTACCCACTATTTACGAGGGTTCCAGGCTCTGCCACAAGTGTGGAGATCTTATGGATCCGGTTACGGTGGCCTTTACCGGCTCTTTAGGGGTATGCCCAGAGTGCCGAAATATAATGCACAAAAAAAGGCTTAAAGAAGCCATGTCAAAGGGCCGTTAAAGCCCCTACACTGTGTACTTAGGATTTATCTGAAAGGAATACCATGAAGACAGCTGTTGCGTCTCCAGACGAAGGACCAGACAAGAAGAAATACGGTATTCCGCCTAAAGATAAAAAAGGCTTGCCTAAAAAGAATGAGTATGAATACAAGAGTGAACGTTCTAACAAAGAAAAGCATAGTAACTATGGTAAGCCTATGAAAGGCGACCCATCAACTTTTGGTAAGCACGAAGCGTGGATGAATAAGCCACCAAAAGATAAGCCTAAGCCTTCTACGCCTAAATCTCCTCAACTTGGCCGATCAGATTATAAGAAAAGCCAAATGCAGGATGCTATGAAGCATGAACGTAAAGACATGCCAAAGCCTAAGCCAAAAAGCCCGGGATTTGACGAACCTAAAATTAAGAAGATCTACAAAGTAGTCGAGAATAAGATTAAGAAACCTGAAGATAAAAAGAAAGAAAACAAGATTACCAAAAAGGCTAGTCGTTCAAAGACACCTATCCGTATGAAGAACAAGAAGGCTAAGTAATGGGCATCCGCAGAGAACGTGACGCTAGACGCGTTGCTAAGTCTATTCGCACTCACGATGCCACTATGGAAGCTTATGGCAAGGCCTCCGGCTGGGCCCGCATTAACGGGGAGGCATGGAACGCCTACAATGACCCTAAAGAAGGCGATGTTACAGATGTAAACTCTATTTTTCCTTCAGCCAAGGATAACAATAGAAGTACTGGAACTATTTTTACCCCAAACGAGCATAACCCACGCGCAAAGAGTGAGTTTAAAGCGTCTCAAACTAACGATATGGAACCATCTCGTCTTGGCCATACTCTTGGCAGAGGCCACGTTGCTACCAGATATCCAAAGAATAAGTAAGAGGACACACCGTGAAGATGCGAAGAGAGCGTGACGCTAAGCGTGTAGCTAAATCTGTCCGTACTCATGAGGCAACAATGAAAGCTTACTCTAACGCTTCTGGTTGGGAGCGATATGACGAGAGTGATCGACATGGCGCTATGGCCGGAAGAATTTTGCCTATAAAAGGCGATACCCACGGTTTTGGTGATCAAAATAATCGTGGATTTAATGTAGGTAAAGGTCACGCAAAAACTTCACATATTTTAAAAGATATACGGGAATACAAAAAAGAAGTGCCCGAAGGTTATGAAGCAGAAGATGTAACTCATGCCCTAAGAGTTGCTAAAGATACTCACCATCAAAAATTAAAAGCAGAAGACGCTAAAAAAGCAAAGGAAAGGTACATATAATGGCAACTAACGAATCAGGCTCATTAAACGAAAGCTTAAACGAAGGAGCAACTGACGGTAAGTACCGTAAAGTTCGCCCCAACACCACTATCGATCCAGGCATGGGCGACGAGATCGTACGCGCTAACCGCCGCGGTCTAAACCCTTACATGAACTATGACTTCATCGACCAAGAAACACCTGCAAAGGTAAATCCTGGCAAGATGACAGCTAACAGCTCTTCCCGCCCAGCTTCAGACGTATTTAACGTATCTGAAAAGCAAATGGGAGCAAATTACTAATCAGTTTTAGGGGAGTTAGTTATTATGGATAAAGACACGTCTAAACCTAAAAAAAGTTTAGTAAAAAAGCTAGCCACTTCACCACTCAGCAAAGATATTAAGAAAATTGCTAAGGGTGCTGGAGAGATGCTTGGGCTATATCCAGAAAACGAGCCTACTAACGCTACCCCAATTAGAAAATATCACCAAAGCTGCAACCTCGGTACTGGCGATTGCGATATACAGGAACCACATAAGCATGTAAGTAATCGCATTCCTCTTGACCCACATACAGAGGCGGAATTAAATCGTTCTGTAGCTAGACACCCAGGTAATGGTCGTTCTGAGCATTTCTCTCATGGATCCAGTGAACATTTAGGTTCAAACGTTACCTCTTTGAGCGCATATCGAGAGTCTAAGAAGTCTCGTAAACCTAGCGGGTACTAATGGCTAAGAAGAGTGTTTTTGATGGTGGCGCATCTCAAGTTTATGAGTATTGCGTAGGTTCTGCCTGTAAAGGAAAAGACACCCCTGCTCGCAAATTGATGGGCGTTAACGTTTTAGACGATTCCGGTGGAAGAATTATGTTTCACCCAGTCTGTAAAGACTGTGAAGCTACAGCTAATTTAAATTCGGTAGCTCGTAGACTCCCTAAACCAAGCTTTCAACCATTAACTAAAGAAAACACCTACGTTTATCGTGAACAACTAGATGCAGAAGCCGCAGAACAATTTAAAAACCTTAAAGCTGGGCGACGCGGTATGGCGGGCCCAAATAAAGAGCTTTCTAAAAAGGTAATTAATCCGGATTCCCACGGTCGTATGGAGCACGTTTACTTTGGTAGAGAGTCATTTGAATTAGAGCCTAAAAAAGCCGGTACCCAAGGTCAAGAAAAAATTGGTCAACGCCCAAATCAACAAGTAGGAACCGCAGCAAAAGTAAAAAAGTTATCAGAACAAGAAAAAGACTTAGCTTTGCAAAAAGAAGCTGCTACTTACGATTTAGGTCGAGATAAAGGTCCTTGGACTCCGCTAACCCCACGTACAACCAAAAGTGGCAAGAAATCTGCCCGTCTTCGTAGAAGAGATACCTGGGAAGGAAACCCAGATCCAGGAATTCGTAGACCTACAAAGGAATCTGGCGAGTTGTGGAAAAGCCCAGAAAAAATTATTTCTGTATATAACGCTAAAATTAGAGCAGCAGATCCAGCAGGCGCTTTTTCACTTGCGTCTGTATTAGGGCAGGGAGATTCTAAGTCTTTGCCGGAACACTTAAAAGACGTAGAAAAATTGTACGCTGAACGTGCTTTGTTTACCGCAAAGTTAGCAAACGAGGAGCGTGAGCGCCGTGGCAAAAAGAAGTAGTAAAGAGAAGCCTTTTCCTACTGGAAAAAAAAGCAATAAAAATGAGCCATATCGCCGTCCAGACGGCAAACCTATTATGGGCTTTCCTCTGGGAGAACGCGAATCTTTAACTAAAGAGGCAAACGCTTCATGGCTAGCTTCTATGATGCAAAGACAAGTAGATACTACGGTAAAAGATTCCGAAGGCAACTCTACTACCGTAACCGTACCTTTTAACGAATTTGCTGCAGAACATCAACTAAGGCATAAAAAATATGAGTTTACTTCACCGGGCCGATCCCGGGCTAAATTTTTAGCTGGAAAGCCTTACTCAGAGGTTTCTCCCCCTAAACAGACCAGCAAAGGTAAATTGGTTAGAAGCGGTGATATAGAAATAACTAAGTCTGCCGCAAAACTTGAGCGAGATACGGCCGAACAGTTAGATAAAATTGAAGAAGAATATATGAAAAACAGAAAAATACCGGTATCTACGCCTAGTAAACCTAAAAAAACTGAGCCTACTCTTGCTGAGCGAACCCGGGTTGGCCGGAAGGATATGGCTTAATAGTCTGATAGACTCTCCTTATCATTAAAGGAGTATTATGTCTAATTTATTCGGCAATGCCAAAGGACCCGCGGATCTCGGTGGAGAGTACGTTGAGGTAAAAGATGATGGGCCTAAGATCCGCCTACTTTACTGCTACCAATGTAAAACTATAGAAGAGCTTCCTGACTTTGAGGGGCGCCCAGAAGATGATACGCTACTAGAGCTTTTAATTGAAAAGCACGAGTCTGCGGGAGTCAAACACATGGGGTTCTTGTCTAAGATAGGCGTAAAGCTTTGGACGCAAGAAAAGTTTAGAAAACAAATCATTGAAAACCTCCGTACAAAGGTTGGTGGGGGATTAGCTGATATTGATCCTGAGTACTACTTTACTAAAGCCACATTTGCAGAAGATGCTATGAAGTGTTACTCTTTGCACCTTAGGCCTACAGCGGGTTGCCCCGATTACGCCTCTGATAAGAAAAAGCTAGTGCCAAAGACACAATCTGAAAGAAAAGAGTTGGGACTTAGCGCGGCTACTAGTAGTATTTACCTGTGTGATTTCTGCCCAGTCAAATCTCACGTAGTTACACAACAACGTAAACAATCCGGAATGTACAAGTAAAAGAATAGGAAAATAAATGACAAACGAAGATAACACAGAAGACGCAATTGTAATCACTGATGCAGAATACGGCGCATCTCATACTGAGGAAACAGCTTCTGAAGAAGATGTCCCTAAGATTGTTTTTGGTTTTGCTATCCTAGTAGATGACAAGGGAAACCTATTCTTAGAGCGCACACCTCGTATTTTCAATGCCCCAGTAGAGCGTGAGGCCACGCTTATCGAAGTTCGCCGTTATGCGGCAGACATTGTGATGGATATTCAGGCACAGGCATCTGCTGAATACACCACTACTCGCATGAAAACCCTTAAGGAAGAAGAAGAAAAAGACAACTCTCCTGCTTAATTTCCGCTAGTTTCGCTAGACATACACCTGGTTAGGAAGAACAATAGTCCTATGGACCGCGATAAATTAAGCAAATTTGAACAGGTTGACGGCTTACACGAGTCCCAAACCTCTTACTTTAGCGCTCCAAATACGGACTTAGATCCTAACCTATTCTTTGGTAACAGACTTAAGCCTTGGGTTAGAAATAATATCTCAAGGCTTTTGTTTGACCACCTTGGAGTACGGTACTCGGCACCAAATAGGTGGGTTCATATTTGGCTAGCCGGGTCCGGAGTATCTTATCAATGGTCGGCAGAGCGAGACCCGGGCGACTTAGATTGCCTAGTTGGCATTAATTATGTTGAGTTTAGAAAAGCAAACTATGAGTACGCCGGCCTTTCTGATCAAGAAATTGCCAGCATGTTTAACGAGGGTTTTAATTTAGACTTAATGCCTAACACCAAAAATTGGAATGGCTACGAGCTTACATATTATGTAAATGCTCGTTCCGATATTAAAGATCTAAACCCTTATGCGGCATACGACTTAACTAATGACAACTGGACTGTAGAGCCGGATAGGTCTGCTCACGCTCCTTACTCCCGTTCTTGGGAGCAACAGAGCCAACGAGATTACGATACCGCTACTGAGCTTGTATCTAGATACTCAGCGGCGCTATCTGATATTAAAACGGCACCTAACGATGCTTACAGACTTAATGCAGAAAGACGATTAAAACTTGCGGTAGAGCAGGCGGTATCTTTTTACGATGATATACACGGAGGAAGAAAAGCCGCTTTTAGCGTCTCAGGATCCGGATACTCTGACTTTAATAACTATAGGTGGCAGGCTGGTAAAAAGACCGGCACTGTACCAGCTTTACGGGCTATTAAACAGTACCAAGATGAGGCTAAAAAACAAGAACAATTAGACACCTATGGTGTAGAATTGCCTGATACACGGACTTTAATTCGAAGGGCAGCGCAAAAAAATCCATGACAGCTTTGGTTTCACTAGACGGGGTTCTTAGAACCGAAGTTGGGAATCCAATTCACGAAGGATTAAAACTATTTAGGGTTTTAGCTCCCAGTTATCGAGTAGTCCTAGCTACAGACGGTACAAAAATGGAAGCCGAGCATTGGCTTAGATCCAATATGATTTCTGGGTACGCAGATATTATTGATAATACCTCTGGCTATGAAGGACAAGATCTTAGAATACGACAACTTGATATCATGAAGACTTTAGCTACAGTAGAGCTATTTGTAGACTCTGATGTAGACCGTTGCGCATTGGCTTTTAAAAGTGGAATAACCTCGCTGTTATTTGCCTCCCCAAAGTTTGTTAGAACAAAGCGTCAAGTAAAGCCTTGGGAAGAGCTAAAGACTGAGCTTGAAAAACAAAAAGAATTTAGAGCAAGTTTGATGTTAGATGATTTATCAGCGCATAGGTGGGAGTAACGATGGATATCGTATTTTTGGGTGGAGAGGTTCCTTCCCACAGAAAGCTCCTGGTCGCTAATGGCGTAAAGCACATTGGCTTAAACTACTGGCGCCTTGTAAAGCGTGGCCTACCCAAGACTAAGGACTACCTACTTTCTGAGTACTTCCCAGATGACGTCTTTGTCTATGTAAATGCCAAGATTAACGATGAGTCAGCCCTAACCACAGAAGAGCTCTTTGATTTTAATGCTGAGTACAATGACTGGGTCTCCCTAAACGAGGACCGAATCGAGCTAGCTTTTGAGTTTACATCCCAGTCTTTAGGGGCAGAACACCGAGCAACTGAGAGAAGTACCTTTTGGGAAGAGTTTGGGGTTGATCGCTTTGTTCCTACTTGGGAAGCAAAAGACGGCCATCCAGAGCTTCACCGGCTAGCTAAGGCCTACCCTCACGTGGGGATTGTGGGCAACAGTATTGAGGAGGATAAGTCTTTAGCCGGCATTACGCGGGCCCTAACTACCCAATTTGGAACCACCTTCCACGCTATAGGCTCGATGAGCCCAGAAAATTTACGGCAGATCCAATGCCTCACAGTCAGCACCCTAGCATGGCTGTCCCCGATGATGCGTGGGGAAACAATTGTCTGGGATGGCGCTCGCCTTCTTCGTTACCCTAAAAGAATGAAAGCTCAGGCCCGCAGCCGGTACAAGGCAGTCATTGAGAAAGCCGGTCTCGACTACTCATTAATCATTGCAGATGATCCAAACGAGGTTACGCGTCTAGCTATCTGGTCTTTCCTTGAGCTAGAAGCGTTCATTAATGAACGAAAGACACCACTGTTATCTGATAAGAGCGTGTATATGGATGACCCGGGAGATGCGGAAACAGGTGGTACAGAACCTGATAATAGACCCCCCGACGTGCGGAAAGATTTGCAAGAAAGAGACCCCCTAGAACTGCGCCCATTACCCGTTTTTGGGGTTACAACAAAGACTATAATTGAAAAAGATGAGGTTGGACGAGACGTTTTACGTGACGTTCCAGTGTTATCTAGCTCATCTTCTTCACTACGCCAGTGTAATACTTGCTTCGTAGCTACTAACTGTCCGGCCTTTAAACCCGAGAATAGCTGTGCCTTCAACCTGCCCGTAGAGGTAAAAACAAAGGAGCAATTGAAGGGATTATTGAATACTGTCATTGAAATACAGGGTTCTAGAGTCGCTTTTGCCCGATTTGCGGAGGAATTGAACGGTGGATACCCAGATCCTAACACTTCCCAAGAGATAGATCGTTTATTTAAAATTGTAAAGCAACTGAAGGAATTGGAGGAAAATAAAGAATTCGTACGCATGACGGTAGAACGTCAGAGCTCTGGTGGAGTAATGTCTGCCCTGTTTGGGGATCGAGCGAATACGCTCAAGGAGCTCCCAAACCAAGGTTTGTCTGAGTCAGAGGTATCGACTATACTCTCAGAAAAGCTTGAAAACTAGTTTCACTCTTATCATATAACAGTTACTTTTACCAACGAATGGGGCCATTGTGTTTTCTTTTAAACTGACCGAAGAATTTATCAAATCTTACCGCGGAAAGAAGGTCCCTTGGGGCTACGAAGACTGCGCAGGTAACTCTGTTGGTGAGATCATCTTTCTTCGTACTTACAGTCGTTTAAAAGCTGATGGGACCAAAGAGACCTGGGTTGATGTCTGCGAGCGGGTTATCAATGGAATGTATTCTCTTCAGAAAGATCACGCTAAAACTAACCGGCTACCCTGGAATGATGCCAAGGCTCAGTCTTCAGCCAAGGAAGCTTTTGATCGTTTATTTAATCTGAAGTGGACCCCACCCGGCCGAGGTCTATGGGTTATGGGAACTCCAATCGTTAATGAGCAGAGAAACTCAGCTGCCCTACAAAACTGTGCTTTTGTATCTACAGGTTCTATGACCAAGCTAGACCCAGCAAAACCATTTGCCTTCCTAATGGAGGCTTCGATGCTAGGCGTTGGAGTCGGATTTGACGATAAGGGCGCAGATAAGGAGTTCACAATTTATGGGCCACAACCCGACACCGCCCCTATCCTTGTTCCAGATACCCGAGAAGGCTGGGTTGATTCCGTCGCCCTCATCATCAACAGTTACCTTAAGCCAGATCAGAAGAGCCCAGTATTCGACTACTCACAGATCCGGCCAGCCGGTACTCCGATTAAAACCTTTGGTGGAACCGCGGCCGGACACGAGCCGCTAGAAAAACTCCACAATCACATTAGATCTATATTTAAAGGACGTGCCGGAGAAAAGCTTACTCGTAGAGATATTGCCGATATTGGAAATCTTATCGGAGTCTGCGTAGTATCTGGAAACGTACGCCGTTCAGCAGAGCTTCTTCTTGGTCGAATTGATGACCAAGACTTCCTAAACCTAAAGAATGCTGACGTATATCCTGAGCGTAACTCTTACGATCCAAAGTCTCCTGGCTGGGGCTGGATGTCCAATAACTCAGTCGAGGTATCTGTTGGAACAGACCTATCTCCAATTATTGACGGCATCTCCCGCAATGGTGAGCCTGGCGTTGTCTGGATGGACCTAACTCGTAAATATGGAAGACTAGCCGACCCAGAGAACAATAAGGACTGGCGAGCATCTGGATACAATCCTTGCGCAGAGCAATCTTTGGAGTCTTTTGAGTGCTGTACTCTTGTAGAGACTTATTTAAATCGTCACGATGATCTTGAGGACTTTAAGCGCACCCTAAAGTTTGCTTATCTATACGCAAAGACTGTAACCCTTATCCCAACACACTGGGAAGAGACTAATGCGATCATGCAACGTAATCGCCGTATTGGAACATCTGTATCCGGCGTAGCTAACTTTGCCGATAACAAGGGTCTGCCACTACTACGTACTTGGATGGATGAGGGATATGCCGTTATTCAACAGTACGACAAGTCTTACTCAGAATGGCTAGGTATCCGTGAGTCTATTAAGACCACAACTATTAAGCCTTCAGGAACTGTATCTATTTTGGCCGGAGAATCCCCTGGAGTTCACTGGACACCGGGCGGAAAATTCTTCTTGCGTGCTATCCGCTTTGGTAACTCAGATCCAATGCTTCCGCTATTTAAGATGGCTAAGTATCGGGTAGAGCCGGCCTCAGAATCACCAGATACTACATCCGTAGTGTTCTTCCCAATTAAATCTAACGCTAAGCGTTCCGAGAAGGAAGTCTCAATATATGAAAAGATGGCGCTCGCAGCAACTGCGCAGCGATACTGGTCCGACAACTCCGTCTCAGTAACCGTCTCATTCAACCCAGAGACTGAAGCATCTTCAATAGGAACTGCTCTCCATATGTATGACGGACAACTCAAGACTGTCTCGTTCCTCCCAATGACTACTGGGACATACGCTCAAATGCCTTACACTACTAGCAGTGAAGAGGAGTATGAAGAGGGTAGAATGAATCTATTCCCAATTGACCTCAAAGGGGTCTATGAAGGAATGGCTTATGACGCAATTGGCGAGGCTTACTGCACAACAGATGCTTGTGAAGTTAAATTAATTCGAGAGGAAATGAAGAATGTCTAATGAAAAAGATCTTCCTGATTGGGACGAAAGTTTCGCAAGAGAACTTAACCCGGAAGATGATGTCGATTTTGCTTTAGAAATTGATGACGAGGATTTTGAAGACTGGGAAGATGACGATTTAGAGGAACTTCTCGAAGATGCTGAAGATATTGAATGGGACGACGAGGAAAAATAAGCCTAAGTCTGATTGGGCATACGTATC